CCTATGGCATTAAGGTGGTGCTATACCGCATATACACTACATTCTTTTTGACACATGACGCATAATGCGTCTTTTTTATTGCTATTTTTTAGGCTGTATGTTATGTTGATTGTGTACTTAGGAGGTATATTGATGATTGATATATCTAAGCTGATAAAGGCTGAATATGAGTACATAAGATTAAACGCTAACTTCACAGAGCGAGAATTACAACTGTATGAGTTGCGCAACAAACAATACACATATGAAATGTGCGCCGAGTTGATGAATATGAGTGTATCGACAATAAAACGGATAGCACATCAAGTAGACCGAAAGATAAACCGGGTGATACAATAATGACACTTTGGTGAGCTGATTATGAGCGGATAACGAACTCGTTACCGCTCTTTTTTTATGCAAAAATAGAGTTATAGGAGGTGGCTTATGATTACCGATGAAATATTGGAACGTATTTTTTCTAGGGAAGATGTGGCAAAAGTGCCACTTATATATCAATCGACAATGATACACGCAATTGACGAAGAACTTGAAAAGGAGAAAACGGATGATAGCACAGACACCTTATCAAAATATGATTTATAGTCAGCCGCAAATGGCTTATACACCCCAAATGTACAATCCATGGACAACTAGACCACAATCTCAGGTTCAGCCTATGCCAGTAGAGCAACCTCAACAAGTAATGCAGCCGCAAGTAAAGCCACTTACAGGTAAGGTTGTTCAGACTTTAGAAGCAATAACGGCAAATGATGTTCCAATGGATGGCACCGCTGCTTTTTTCCCTAAACAAGATTTGTCCGAGATTTATGTTAAAGGATGGAACGCAGAAGGGCAAATTGAAACAATCGTGTATAAGCCTGTTAGAGACACAAAACCGACACAGGCAGTAAATAATACTTTTGATGCAGAAAAATTTAAAATAGACCTATCAGAAAGCGTTACAGAGGGTATTACAACAAGATTGGATAATCTGTATTCAAAAATTGAAGAAATTGAAAGCAAACTAACAAGTTCTCAAAGAAAAAATTCGCGATCACAAAGTAAAGGTGGTGACGAAGAATGAACCCAATTAACATTTTTCAAATGATGAAAGCTGGCCCACAACAGTTTATACAGCAGATGATTGGGAATAACAACGTAATGAGCAACCCTATAGCTAGAAATGCTATGCAGATGGCTCAAAAAGGAGATTCCAAGGGTATAGAGCAAATAGCTAGAAATTTATGCAAAGAGAAAGGAATTGATTTTGATAAAGCCTTTTCAGATTTCAAAAATCAATTCCCTTTAAGATAATTAATAGTATTCCCAATAGTAACCTTTGCATTTTTTGAACTGGTGCTTACAACACCTATGAATAGATGTTTTTGATACATTGTATTTTAAACATGCATCAGAAATACAGTCGAACTTTTCAATTAATTTTTTATTTGAATCGTAAACTGCTACACCGATAGGACTAGATTTTCTTAGCTGTTCAAGTCTGTTTGAAATGTCATTCTTATCAAAAACAAATATTAAGCCATGAGTTGTTATACCATTACCATCACAGGTACTTCGGATTGAACTGATTGGTATTTTGTTTGCCTTTGAGGCTTCAACAACGCTTTCGTACGAATCAAGAAATACTCCATTAAGGTTGTATTTATAAACTTTTCTTTTCCATAAGGCTTTTGAACCGTATTCATTATTATACTTTTTGGTACACCACTCAAGATTTGAAACTGTATTGTTTTGTTTATTTTCGTCTTTGTGGTTTACACATTCATAATTATTAGGATTGGGGATAAAGGCTAAAGCTACAAGCCTATGGACTTTAAGCGGATAGTACTTTTGATTTTTTGATAACTTGATACATTTGTATCCACCACGGTTTATAAAGGGTTTCATAATTTTTCCTTTAATATGGGAAACATTACCACGATGAATGATACATCTTGGCAAAGATTTTACATTGCCAAGATTACTTACTTGATAAATGCCCTCAAAGTTTGGGACATCTTTCCAAATTTCTTGCATAAAAATAACACCTGTCCTTTCAGTGTGAAACGTCCTACCGGTAATGTACGGAAACTGTTAGGACAAACAGCTTATCGGGAGCTACCCTATCCGTACGAATATATTATAACACATTTTAATTAACTTTGATACTAATTCTTGCAAGATTAAGTATATATAAAATTCAGGAGGTAAAAATTATGTTTAATTCAAATTGCGCAAGCGTACCACTTGTAGCGAATGTCGACGGAAACAACGGAAGTGGCTTTTTCGGTGACGGCGGTGCATGGTGGATAGTTGTATTTGTATTATTCATTGCCTTTGGCGGCTGGGGCAACGGCTTTGGCGGTTTCGGAGGCGGTGGGAACAACGGAGTAGGAGCGGAAATTCAGAGAGGATTTGATAATTCAGCAGTTATCAGCAAATTAGACGGTATTTCTAACGGGCTTTGTGATGGATTTTACGCCATGAACAACAGCATGCTTACTGGTTTCAATGGTATTAACACAAATATCATGCAGACAGGCTATGGCATTCAGCAGGCTATCAATGCTGATACAGTCGCTAATATGCAGAATACAAATGCATTACAGGCGCAACTTGCAAACTGTTGCTGTGAAACAAGAGAAGCTATCCAAGGTGTAAACTACAACATGGCAACTAACACTTGTGCTTTACAGAATACAATGAACAATAATACAAGAGATATTATTGACAGCCAGCAGGCAGGAACGAGGGCAATCCTTGATTTCTTAACACAGGATAAGATAGCAACACTTACAGCAGAAAATAATGATTTACGCAGAGCCGCTTCACAGGATAGACAGAATGCACTTCTTACTACTGCAATGACGGCACAGACAAGTCAGATTCTTGACGCAGTAAGGCCAACACCAGTTCCTGCATATCCAGCAGCCTCACCTTGCGGGCTGGGTAATTGGTCACCAAATGTGTTAGCAAATGGCTATAACAATGTTTGCTGTGGTTGCAATGCAGGCTGTGGCTGCTAAAAGTAGCAGCTACGTAAAAACGAATAATTGAGTATCTTAATTGAGTTGAACTCGATTTTAACCGATTTAACCGGTTTTAACCGATTGAACATGATTATGTCTGCTATGCAGTATTACTTTTTAACCCAAGGGCAGACTGAAATATGTTTGCCCTTATTTTGTGAAAGAGAGGTAAAGACAATGGAAATAACAGGGATTGCATTACAAACAGTTTCCGCAGGCGAAGATGTTGCATTTACAGAAACACCGGTATGTGGCACTAAATGTATAGTTCACAGACAGGGAAGCGGGATTATCAAGCTAAGAGGCATTACAAATCAGTGCAAGGCAAGATTTTTAGTATCCTATAGCGGTAATATTCAGATACCAACAGGTGGTACAGTTGAAGCTATCTCACTTGCTATTGCAGTTGATGGAGAACCTTTACAGTCAACACGAATGATTGTGACCCCAGCCGCAGTTGAGAATTTCTTTAATGTGTCGGCACAGGCTTATATTGATGTGCCTTGCGGTTGCTGCAGTACAGTAGCGGTGCAGAATACATCTACACAGGCTATTGAGGTTCAGAACAGTAATTTGATTGCAGTAAGGGAGGCTTGATATTATGCATAAATGGGCTAAACAGATTATGGAATGTGTCAAGGCGAAAGTCGAAGCAATCGGATTAGATAACTTTGAGGGGCAGAACCTTGACGATTTAAAGGATTTTACAGAAATAGCAAAGAATATAGCTTGCTTTGACAAGGATTACAGAATTGTTGAGGCTATGGAGAAATCAGAAGATAACGAAGATATTATGCGCATGGTTGAACAGTACGAAGATTATCCAGATCGAAGATTCTATGATAACTACCGCTATGCTAATGGCAGATTTGCGCCGAAAGGCAGAGGAACAAGGCGCGGTTATATAGAGCCTCCTTACTATCATCAGATGCCAGACGATTATAGGACATGGGAAGATAAGCCAGTGCAGGAAAGAATGAGAGACCTTGATCGCATGAGTGGTAGAATGCACTATACAGAGCCAACGACTGCTACAAGAGACAGCAGAGAAGGCAAAAGTGGCATGATGAGGAGATCATACATCGAGGCTAAAGAAATGCATAAGGATAAAGACACAACTATGCAGGAACTTGAGAAGTACCTCAAAGGAGTTAGTGAGGACATTACAGATGTGATCGGCAACATGACCCCGGAAGAGCGGTCGATGCTCAAATCAAAAATGTCTACACTTGTAACAAAACTGTAACAATTACACATGATGTATATAAGCGTGAGGGAGTGCAAAGTCGCTCTCTTGCGTTTTAAGGGGGCATATAGATTGAATTTTGAATTAAATAGTATTCAATGGCAAATTGTATGGGTAGACAATAAAAACTCGTTATTGAGCCGTACAGATGGCTCTATGAGCGTGGGAGTAACAGACATGAATACCCACTGCATATATTTGGCTAAAAGTTTGCATGGGGCATTTCTACGTAAAGTGATTATACATGAACTGTGTCATTGCGTCTGCATGTCGTATAACATATATATGCCGATAGAACAGGAAGAAATGTTGTGTGATTTTGTTGCTACATACGGCGACCAAGTATTTGAAATTGTTGATATATTAACAGGATATATGGGAGATAGAATGTATGGATAACATAGATAAGATATTAAAGTATATAAGACGAACTAATCCGGACATGACCCGGCAAAAGCTGATAGAAGAGTTGGGACAATCGCACTATATTGCCAAAGCCCTTGTTATTGTATCAAATCAAAAATAAAAATTAATTTTTCAAAAATTCTTATAAAAAATATTCGGATTAATGTATACCCCCCCTTATCAAATAATTCTGAAAATTTCGGACGGTCAAAAAATTTTTTCTCAACTTTTTCTCAATTTCATGCGAGTTTTGTTCGGATTTTTGAACAGAATTGAAACACTTCAACGTGGCAAAGTGAAACATAACCCAAACCGGGATCAGCCACACGGTAAAAGAATACCACCGGCAAGGTTTATAATATGCCATTGTCGCCGCGATAGTTTTTGTTTACTGTTTTGCGTGTTGCTGTTAATAGATTTACACGTCCACACATTCAAAAAGCCTTAAAACGCAAATAAACGCGTTGTTATCTTTGCTCATGCAACAGCAATATAAACCGGGCGAGATCAACCGCCAGAAGTGGCAGCAGACAGGCGCAATTAATAAACCACCATAGATAATATAATTGTATAGAATTACACAAACAATTCACACAATTAGATATAAATATATAGTTAATAAGGCTATACATGAACAGCATAGCACACAAGCACCAGCATAGCAATATTATATTATCAAAGATCAGGAAGCCCCCCGGCTGGAATTGAACCAGCCACAACCCACTAGGAATGGCAAAAGGGCGCGTGCGCGCCCCCTTTTCTACAATAATTCTTTTTTCTCTTGTTCTTCTGATAGAACTTCGCAATTATCAACATATACAGCGCAATCAAAACCGTCACCATCAAGGTACCATATACATGTTTTCCCACTGCGACAATCCGACAAAACAATGACGTCATTGTTTATTAATTCTTGTATTTCTTCGGTTGTTTTCCCTGAGAAATTTAATTCTTCCAGTGCGGTGTTAATTGCTTTCTTTTCGTTTTCTGTAACGTTTCTGTAGCCTTGCCAATTTAACATATTCTTTACCTCCTTATTTTAAAAAATAAATGATAAAAAATATAATAATTTCAATGCTTAATCATAATTTATTGTAAACTGCGGAAAATATAAATTAATTTCCGTTAAATCATTAAAAAATATTCTGATCTTGTCCGCATCCGTAGCATGACCGTTGTGCATGTCAATTTTCATTTGCGTGTTCTCCTTTCTATGCGTTTGCTTCTTTCCTTAATATTTCGATACACTCATTTTTTGAATGCTCACCGTAAAATTTCATAGGCTTATGAAATGCCTTTGCAAGTGCGAAATTTTCATGATTCTGTAAAAATAAATCCCGGATTTCTAGAAATGTCTTTTTGTGGTTTTCATACTGTTCTTTTTTCATTTTTTATTATCTCCTTTTGTTTATTATTCCATCGGGTAGCAGCAAGGGGCGGAATCGAACCGCCCGGAATTCCTTTAATTCTTGCCGATTTTATGAGAATGCCCGGCGGGCTATCTCGTCTAATATTTTATTTTTATTGTCATCCGTTGGAGCAAGACGCCAACCCGGAACAACAACATAATTAACACATTTAACGCCGTTTATGTTCCTTTCCTGTCTCTCTACCTGCGGGTTAAGATCAATTGCACCAGTATAAACGCCCTCGCCGTCCAGCCTTGTAACATCAACGGCGATGTATTCCGCCTTTCCTCTGCGTCCTCTTAACAGCTCAACAATTATTTTGTTGCCGTTTTTATCCAGATCAGTAAATGTTATTACCTCTCTGTAAATTTTGCCGTCGTGCTGCGCTCTTATTTCCTCTGTGTAGTTTCTCATTTTTTTGTACCTCCTGTTTTATTGTGCCCTGTCTCATCGGTGCAGGTGGGGCAGTTCCTGCAGACCGCCGGGGCGGCGGTTTCGACTATTTTCTTGAATAAAATTCTTTCGATGCATCACTTGACCAGTTCGGCATAATGTTTTTAAAATCTTCGCCATAGATGAATTTTAATGTTTCGCAAAAAGTTTCATACCGGGCTTTTTCAGTGCTTTCAAAAATGCTTTTTTCAAACGAATCATTTTCTAAACAATTCATGTATAAATCTTTATAGTATTCTTTGCATTCGCTTAAATTTTTCATATTTTCCCTTTCTGGTCTGCCATTATCAGAACCTATAATTTATTTGTTTTCTATGTCATTATATTAAACTAAATATGGTTTAATGTCAATATATGAATTAAACTTTTTTTAGATTATTTTATTGACTTAGAATATACAAATTTATATAATTACCATAAGGAGGTTTTAACTATGCTTAAATATAAAATAGATGTGATTGAGACACTAAAAGAAGCTGGGTATAATAGCACAAACATATTAAAAAATCGAATAATAAGCCAATCAGCAATGCAAAAATTTAGAAATGGAGAAATGGTTGGCATCAAAACATTAGAACAGTTGTGTAAATTGCTTGATATGCAACCTGGGAATATTATAAAATATGTAGATGATAAAATAAACCAAAAATGATTTAGCTATATCTTGAAATAAAATCATTTACGGTTTATAATATAGTCATAATTGATATTGAAAGGTGGCTATATTATGGGAGAGTTATATAATTCAACGGATTTGACCGGTAAGAAGTTTGAAAAGCTGGTTGTCTTGCGTGCTGGTTCGAGAGCATCGAACGGTGCTATAAAATGGGTCTGTAAATGCGATTGTGGAAGAATAAAAGAAATAAGGGGTGATAGATTAAAGAACGGAGAAACTAAAAGTTGCGGTTGTACTGCTAAAATCAAAAATGATTTGACGGGTAAGAAAATAAATATGCTTACCGTGATAAAAAGAGTTGGAAGCAATAAGAACGGAAAAGCGTTGTATGAGTGTAAATGTGATTGTGGAAATATTAAAACAATGACAGCAGGGGATTTAAAAAGCGGTCGTGTTGTTTCTTGTGGATGCCACGTAAAAACTTTTCTTGATGATTTACACAAAAATAACATAGTTCATGGCTTATGTAACGAACGTATATATCATGTATGGAATGGAATGTTTCAAAGATGCGAAAATCAAAATTCTAAAGCATTTAAAGATTATGGTGGTAGGGGAATTAAAGTTTGCCAAGAGTGGCACAAAATAGAAAATTTTTACAAGTGGGCATATAATAACGGTTATGATGAAAATGCAGAGCGTGGAGAATGCACGATTGACCGCATAGACGTAAATGGAAATTACGAACCTTCTAATTGCAGGTGGGTTGATATGAAGACGCAAGCAAATAATAAGAGAAACACAAAGAAAAAACCGGAATAAATCCGGTTTTTATTATACGTCAGAGCCGGGAGACCGTCCCCGGCTGACGCTCCGAAAACTGGAGCGTTTCGGCCGTTAATATTTGCTAGGCTTTTCATATCGAATAATTGCCACTGTTTCCCCGGTACTCTTAAGAACTCCCCAGCCGTTCCACATTGGGCCATTAAGCCCCGACAATCTCGGCTGTCCGAACAACTCCGGGCGAGTCCTCTCCGCCCAATCGTCATCGTGATAATCATATATAAGATTTTTAAATTGTTCCGCTGTCTTGATCTCGGTTGGAAGATCATAAACGCATTTTCTACCATCCTCTAATGTACCAATAACCATTTTTATACCTCCTTAACAATAAAATCTGACTGGGCTTTCTTTGCCTGATCCTTTGTCATGTCTACAATTCCTATAATATTCTTTGTGATCTTTTCTCTTACAATGTACTTTTTCATTTTCTCATTCTCCTTTGTATTTCCTGCCTTGCTATCCACCAGGCACCGGCGGCAAGCTCTTGCAAGTCGTCAATGCCTGTCATGTGGAATTGTCAAGGTTGTTATCTCTTTGCTATGGTTAAATGATACTACGATATAAGGCACAAAACAAGATGGAATAATACACAAATATAAGGCACAAAACAGCTTGTAAATTGTACAATATATATAAGGCACAAAGCAAACAAAAGGGGATCGCTATATTAATGTGTGATAGATCTACTTGACATATAAGGCACAACAATATATTATAGATATATCAACAAGTGAAAAGGAGGCGGAAAAATGGAATATAAAACAAGCGCGGCAACACGAAAGGCTATTTATAAATATGATGATAAATACGAGCGCATTAATTGCAGATTAGCAAAAGGCACGAAAGAACGAATAAAAGCCTTGAAGTATAGCGCAAATGACTTCATCAAGCTGGCAGTTGCCGAAAAACTAGAACGCGAAGAGAAAATATTGAAATAAGGCACAAAATAAACGTTGACATATAAGGCACAAAATGATATAATGTATACATCAGATAAAGAAAGGACGCCCAAGGGGCGGAGAAAGAGAGGAAAAAACAATGGTAACAATTAAAAAGGTAAATGAGCAGTTAGAAAAAAAGAATAATGTAAACAAAGTTTGGATAAAAGAAAATGGTGATCTTGTAATACATACAAGCGGCGCGGCTATGCCGGCAGGAATATATAATAACCCGGACGATTATTGCGAGGTCACGGACGTTTATTTTGATTGGACATTTGGAGCAGATGGGAAATATAACACGGCTAGAATTATGGCTAGTGCCGCGAATGATTTTTATAACAAGTAAAAAACATTGTCGAACTTTGTCACACGGTTATTATTGATATAATAGCCGTGTTTTTTTATGCTTATTATATATTAAAATGTTGGAGGTATAGAAAAAGTGTTGGAACGTGGTCATTGTTATAAATTAAATATAAAGAGCTGTCAAACAATGATAAAGGAGTATAACAGATCGGCACAGAAAAGTGGACTGCCCCTGGCGTCTATGTGTGACATATTCGCGATTTTTGAAGAGGGAAATGGCCGGGCGCGCTGCATGTTGGATTTTGGACCTTATGCACATGTATGTGCTAGCGTCTGCATAGATCAGCTTGAACAGCACAAAGCCGGGCGGCAGAGTGACGGAAGCTGGAACTATCTAACATTGTTTGATCTGACAGATCGGGAGGCAATAAAAGAATACAATAAAATGTGGAATCGGGTCGCAAACTGGCCATAAAAACAGAGTTGACAAATAAATAAAACAATGGTATATGTTTTATTGATGTTTTTTATTCATATCAAAACACTAAAGAGGTATTAACCGCATAGAGTATATTTAATTGTATTCTATGCGGTTTTGTTGTATATATAATATATAGCTAGAGAGGAGGCGGAGCCATGGAGAGTAGCCAGGAGGTAGAAATATTTGACAATGAGATAGATATGTATTTACAAGAGTTCTGTGACATTCACAAGCCGCCTATTGACGATCTCACAAACTGTCCACAGAATTTGTGGTCTGGTGCTATGATGTATATATATAGACGTATGTTTAAAGGTACAGATAGATTATTAAATAATAATAATATATATATGTCTAAGGGTGCTATATATTCAAATATGTATGATTATAATAAATGTTTAGATATATGCGAGTATTATATATATATTTGTGGTCTATATAATAAAGTGCCATCAATAATAGACTATTGCCATTTAACAGGTATTGACAATGACACAATAACAGAGTGGGGAAAGGATAAGCCAAGCCACCCGCGGACAAGAATTTACAAAAAATTGCGCGGTTTTCGTGAGAATTGTCTGACAAATCGACTAATTGACACAAAACAGGCGGTTGGCTTAATTGCGATACAAAACAGGGAGTATGGCTGGAATGATGCCAGCGGGGCTGCTGCCGGAGGTGCCACAATCGCTCTAACTGCCTCAGATGTGCGCAAATTGTTAGAGTCAAATTGTGCTAAACTTCCAGACAATTCAGCACAGGCGGAGGCTATAGAGGTTGACTGCACCATGTCAAATTGTACGAACAATTCAAACAATTTAGGACAGGCTGAAAACGTAGGAAATAAGCCACTTTTTGACGGTAACAACACGGAATAAACACATAACTGTGCGTGAAACGTGGGTTTTGCGAATAGATACAAAGGCATAGGCGGCATAATGGCAAATTGTGCGAACAATTAAAACAATATTAGCACATAGACAAAATGAGTGCTAAAAAAGATCACTGGAGGGGGTGGGGGTGTGACAGGACCTCAGGAGAGCCCCTACTAAGCCCCCCAAATATTTTTAAAATAAAAAAGGCCTTATCAGCCACATATAAATATATCAAGTATAAATCTACACATGACACCATATATACATAAAACAGCAATACATTATCTGAAAAACATATAGACAAAATCCAAATAATGTGTATATAATGCATACATAACAGTTATCTATCGGTCAGATAGATATTCTTTAATCACATCAGACAAAACTATAAAATCCCTAACCTAAAAGGAACAAAATGAACGGAATTGAATATCAAATGGCTGCCATGCGTACAAATGATGGCAGGAATAGAGATAGACTTCTTAATGCTGTTTCAACAACAAATGGAATGGACGTTGCTGAACTGCTTAATGGTGTTATAGGCCTTACAGGCGAATCGGGAGAAGTTGCTGATCTCGTTAAAAAGGGCGTATTTCATGAAAAAGGCATAGACATAGACCACTTGAAAAAAGAATGTGGCGATGTAATGTGGTATGTTGCCATGATCTGTGATGCAAGCGGTTTTACACTTGATGATGTTATGCAGACGAACAAAGAAAAACTTGAAAACAGATATCCAGATGGATTTGATACGTGGAGAGCCAACCACAAACAGGAGGGCGACATATGATTGAACTTATCATTTTGCTTTGGATTGCCATAAAACTTAATGCCCCTGTTTGGATATACATATTGTTGGGCATAATTGCTTTAATTAAGGCCGTGGCGTTTGGGATAAATCTTAGCAAGGATAACTAGACATTTGGAGGTAAAATGCTATGGCAAAAGATAAATGCAGCAATTGTGAATACTGCATAACAGAAGATGGTGATAAGGTTTGTAACAATCAGAATAGCGAATATTATTCAGATTATGTTGAACCTGGACATATTTGCTTGGACTTTGAAAGGAATGGAAATGAATAAAAATGTATTTATTATTAACGGTTCTGGCGGTAGTGGGAAAGATACATTCATCTTTTTGGTTGAGTCTGAACTATTAAAATATGACAAAGAAACAATGACATACTCGTCAGCAGAAACAGCTAAGCAGATCGTAGACATTTTGAATTTTACAAAAGAAAAAGATGAAAAGTACAGAAAATGTGTATCTGATATCAAAGCAGCTATTACAAAATTTTCAGATGTGCCATTCTTACAAATGATGTCAAAGTATGTTGAGTTTATGGCTGAAGAAAATGCTGTTGTATTGTTTTTACACATTCGCGAACCACAGGAAATAGAACGTGCGGTTGGTGCGTTTAATGCAAAGACTATACTTGTGAAGAATGATAACGTTGAACAGATAAAGTCAAATGATTCTGACGCAAACGTATTTGATTATGATTACGACATTGTTATTGACAATAGTGGTAGCAAGAATGAACTGCGAATTAAGGCCGAACAATTTGTTAAAAGTATAATGGAATAGGGTTATTGCCAAGTGGTAAGGCACAGGACTTTGACTCCTGCATCCGAGGGTTCGAATCCCTCTAGCCCCGTTACTGAGTATAGGCAGTTGTCGCAAGTAGCCTTTCCACCTATACAGTCCACCATGACTAACCATGGGAGCCTTGAGACCATACAAGGCGAATGTGAATGATTAGCTCAGTTGGGAGAGCAATAGATTTTTAATCTATGGGCCATGGGTTCGAGTCCCATATCGTTCATGCGGTTAAGGTTTTCAAATTCTTTTACCTTGACCGGACAAATGTTTGTTTCATTTGTGCTCCTTTCACTCACTAGCGGAATGCTGAATAAAGGACCGTCACCAGGTCCGGTGAGTGTTTCGTGAAAATCAGCCTACAGAATGCCAACTGTAGCCGTATAGGCGGTCGAATACTCCTCCCCAGAGTAAATGATCACAAGCCCCGGCATACGGCTATGTAGTATGCCGTATGTATAATTACGCGGAGTAGAGCAGTCTGGCAGCTCGCTAGCCTCATAAGCTAGAGGTCATGGGTTCAAATCCCATCTCTGCTATTTGTTAAATGTTATTACGAGGTGAAAATATGGCTGGTGGTGTACATAGATGTAATCCGGATAAGTTTTCAGAGGCAGTAGCAGAATATATGGCTGGCAGAGTTACACAGGCTAAAGCTGCGCAGATAGCCGGAATGAGTACTCCGACCTTTTTGAAATACCTCAATATGCTATTTAGCGGAAAACCATTTCCAGACACATTGTTTGTTTTTGAAGATAAAGGAAAAGTCAATGAAAGTAATAATGACGGTGGACAATCGTAAACAAGAATACACAGAAGAGCACTTTAGACGTGGCAATCCTGAAAAAGATGGCAATTATATTGTAATATCACGCACAGGTGCTATTTGCCGTGATAACTACAGTAGCGATAGTGGATGGCAAAAGTCGGAAAATGATGGAACTGTGGAGTATTTGCCACAATCATGGGAGAGATTTAATGAAACATGAAAAAGAATGGCACACTTGCGACAGGTGCGGAAAAGAAATAACCACAGAAACGATGGGGATAATAAATTTTTCTGAATATGGCACATCCCCCAATGAAATTCCGTCCTTTGGTCTTGATGATGAAAGAGGGAATATTATAATTTGCGCTTTTGAACATGTAAATAAAAAGTATGAATTATGTTCAAAATGTGAGGAGAATTTTGAGAGGTTTATGAAGAATGAAAACACTAATTGATTTTGTTAAAAATTTAAAAACATTTTATCAATTTTATAAAGATTATGAATACGATGGCAATGTTTGTCGATTTATAATTGAAAACTATCAAGAGGTTTTATGCAACCGTACAAAGACGATGAGCAAACCTACATATTATGCAAAAAGTGTTATTGCTCAAATGGATAGGTGGTATGAAGATAGTTGGGAATCTATGTATAAATGTGAGCCATTTGAGACGGCAGAAGAAAAAATTATGATAAAATCCGATGGAAAAACTGCACAAGTGTTTATTGACGGCAAAAAAGTAAACTGCACGGACATGGAGTTACATTTTATCGGTCATTCAAACCAAAGTCCAATGATTAAAGTTAATGCACGATGGCATAAAACGGATGAAAATGGAAATACAATTCTGAATGAGGATAAAATCGCCATATTGACAGAGGGAATAAAGATAAATTGTTAGGAGTGATATTATGAAAAAATTATTTGTAAGTGTGCCTATGAAAGGCAGAACAGAGGAAGAAATCAAAGCAAGTATTCAGAAGATGAAAAAGGTAGCAGAGATATACGAGGGCGAGGAATTAGAGCTTATCGACAGTTACGTTGAGGATAACCCTCCTAAAGGCAACAAAGAAGCTGTATGGTATTTAGGGGAAAGCCTTAAGAAACTGGCACAGGCTGATGTATTCATGGGAATATGTGAGAGTTACGATTGGAACGGCTGTTGCATTGAAAGGGAAACAGCAGATAAATATGGTATTAAAGCATATACGATTCCGGTAAGGTATGTAATTGATGATTATAATGCACTTTTGAATAGATTACATCCGGTTTGCGGTGATGCAATACCAACATTTTAATAAAAATATTACCGGCTAACAAACGGAGTTAGTCGCTACCCTAGAAAAATTATAGGCAGAGGCCATAGCACCTCTGCTTTTTAGCGAGGTGCTATTTTTTATGTCTGAATTACAGAATTTGATTAAGGATTGCGAAAAATACATAGATGTCCGGGGCATAGATGAAACAATTATCAATGCCTATCTTGATACTTGCCAACTAGCCAAAAATGATGGTGATATCACTACGATGCTTGAATGTACGGCAAGGTCAAAGGCGATTGTGAATCAATTTTGTTTGAAACAATTCGGAATGGATATATGGGAAATAGAGAAATTCGCCCAGGCAAACAAGACAGAGATAGAGCTTGTCAATCAATATTATTCAACACTTCTTACGGAATCCAATGAAGTATTTGAAAGTTTTATGCTGTATTTGGAGCGCAAAAGACCGATAGAAGAAAGATTTTATCAGCCTAGAATAAATCCGTTGAGACAAGTGGCAAATGGAATACAAGACCTTGTAGATGATAAATTAGACGAATTATTTGTTAACTGCCCTTCAAGAATTGGAAAGACACAAATAGTGAAGTTGGGCTTTTTGTGGTATGGGTCAAAATTCCCTGAACAATCTAATTTGTATACTGCATATTCTGACAAAATAACTGGCGGATTTTACGATGGACTTCTGGAAATTATTCTTGACCCAACATACACATACGGAGAAATGTTCCCTAAAAACGTTGTAAAGAGACCTATTACAGATGGTAAAGATACCACTATAGATATTATTAGAAAAAAGACATACCCAACATTCACAATGAGGTCTATTTATGGAACTCTGAATGGAGCGTGTGATTGTTCCGGTATGGCTGTTGATGATGATTTATTTAGTGGTATTGAAGAAGCACTGTCGGAAGATAGACAAGCTACCGTGTGGGGAAAGTTTGACAACAATTTTATGAAACGTCTTAAACGTAAAGCAAAACTAATAAATATGGGTACAAGATGGGCTCCTGGAGATGTACAGGGGCGTAGGCTTAATTTGTTGCAAAATAACCCGGAATATGCACAGAGACGATGGAGAGCAATAATCATACCAGCCCTGAATGAAAATGATGAAAGTAATTTTGATTATCCATATAATCTTGGATATTCTACACAGGATTACTTGATGATAAGAGCATCTTTCGAGGAAAATGATGATATGGCCTCATGGTATGCGCAAGATCAGCAAACGCCTATCGAAAGACATGGAGCATTGTTTAGCACAGATAATATGCAGTTTTTTAATCCAGAAGATTTACCAGATAGAGCTCCGGATAGAATATTTGCAGCAGTTGATCCTGCCTATGGTGGTGGCGATTTTGTAGCTATGCCGATTTGCTATCAGTATGACAATAATTATTATGTTACCGATGCTGTTTACAACGATGGAGATAAAGAAGTTACAATACCAGAAGTTGTTAATCGTATTGCTTGGCATTTACGAAAGTGGGCTCCGAAAACGGCAGAAGTCCACTTTGAGGAAACAAAAACAACCGCGGAATATAGAATACTTTGCGAAAAGGAATGGTCTAAAGTTGGCGCAATGGTTAATGCAACTCATGATCCAGCTCCAAATACCATATCAAAGTTAGATCGAATTAGAAATCATGCGCCGGACATAAGAAAACTGTATTTTATTGATAGAAAACATAGAACCAAAGAATATAATAAATATTTTCAAAATATTATTATGTATAAAACAGAGGGAAAAAATAAACATGATGATGGTGTCGATGCGACTGCACAGCTTTGCGATATGATTTATGGAATCGGGGGCGAATATGCAATTGCAGAACCTGCATTTAATCCATTTAGGAGGTATTGATTAGTGGAAACAAAGGAATACTTGCAACAAATAGGCAGATATGACCGACTTATCAATAATAAGCTAGTGGAGCTTGCACAGTATAGATCTATGGCTTGTAGCGTATCGGCAGTCAAAAATGATGAAAGAGTGCAGTCATCACCTAGCTATGACACCATGGACAAGATTGTGTCCAAAATTGAGCAAATGGAAAATGAAATAGATATGCTTGTTGATAGATACATTGACAACAAACGAATAATTATATCCCAGATAGATAGTATGTCTGACGAAATGACTTATCAGATATTATTTTCAAGATACGTTGAGCAAAAGACTTTTGAAAAAATGGCAATAGAGATGAACTATTGTTACAAGCAAATCATACGAAGACATGGTAAAGCATTACAGGAATTTGAGAAAAAATGGGGAAACACATATAAGTAGTCCTTAAATGTCCTAGAATGTCCCATAAAACATATTATATAATATATCATGAACAAGTTGATTGATGAACACTTTGTTTTTTCTCATACTTTTTCAAACCTCATAAACCCTTTGGAGGCACCAGTAGCTTTACTGGTGCTTTTTTAATGTAAAAGGAGGTACAAACAATGAACGGAATAGATATTAGTGCCTGGCAAGGCGATGAAAATATAGATTTAAACAAAGTCCCTTTTGATTTTTGCATTGTCAAAGCAACTGAGGGAACAAGCTATAAGAACAGATACTTTACAAGTCACTGTGACAAAGTTCTAAACAAGAAAAGATTATTAGGTGCGTATCATTATGCCAACGGCGGTGACGTACAAAAAGAGGCTGAATACTTCCTTGCATATGTCAAGAAGTATATCGGCAAAGCAATCATTGTACTTGACTGGGAGGCGAAGAATAACCCTCAGTTTGGCAAGAATGATCTTGAGTGGTGCCTGAAATGGTGCAGTTATGTGCAGAAAAAGACCGGCATCAAACCACTTATCTACATCCAGAAGAGCGCTATGAGCGCCGTAAAAAAGGCTGGATATGGCTTGTGGGTGGCTCAGTACCCAGACTATGTTGAGACTGGTTATCAGGAACATCCGTGGAACGAGGAAGCTTATAACTGTTTACTCAGACAGTATACATCTGTTGGCAAACTCTCTGGCTATAACGGCAGCCTTGACCTTAACAAAGCATATATCAGCGCTGCATCATGGCGCAAGCTGGCTACTAAGGTTGTGAAGATTGCCACTATTAAGCCGGTAAAGAAGAGTGTCAATACGATCGCAAGGGAAGTGCTTGCTGGTAAGTGGGGCAACGGCACTGATCGCAAGGCAAGGCTCACCAAGGCTGGATATGACTATAGCAATGTTCAAGCAGCAGTCAACAAACTTGTCAAGACATCACAGATTACACAGGATAAGATCATCAATGCGGTTGCACATGAGGTCATTGCTGGCCGCTGGGGCAACGGACAGGAACGTATCGACAGGCTTAAGGCAGCAGGTTATGATCCCGATAAGATTCAGAAGAGAGTAAACGAACTCATGAAGTAGGAGTTGACATGAACAGATTACATTTGCAAGACCTTGTAAGAGGCCACTATGGTAGAAAAATAGCATATACCAATGTAGACACCATTACACCGGATAATATTGTGAATGTAGTCGGTGAGTGCATAGGAGTATTCAACTGGAATAAGCCAATTATAAAGTATTTATGGAATTATTACAAAGGCGACCAACCAATAAGGTACAGAATTAAAGTAATTCGTGATGATGTAATTAATTATATCGTAGAAAATCATGCATATGAAATTGTGCAATTCAAAGTTGGACAAACTTACGGAGAACCAGTACAGTATATCAGCCGTAAAGATGATGACAATATCAATAATGCGGTTGACGATCTGAATGATTACATGGTAGACGCTTGTAAGCAAGATAAGGACATAAAGGCTGGTGAATGGCAGTCTGCCACTGGTACAGCATTTAAAGCTATCCAGTTTAACCCAAACGGTGATGTGCCGTTCAGGATTGTTACACCTTGTCCACTCAATACCTTTATCATATACAACAGCAACACTGAGGAACCGATGGTTGCCGTCACAGAACTTAAGGATATTGATGGTAAGCGGTACAAGCAGTGTTACACAGCCACGCACGAGTGCAAGATATATAACAGTACAGTCACAGACTGGAAATTACACGCTTACGGAGATATACCGATTGTTGAGTACCCTAATAATCACGAAAGAATAAGTGACGTAGAGCTTGTAATAGATATGCTTGACGCAATAAACAACATGCAATCTAACAGAATGGATAGCATAGAACAGTTCGTGCAGTCGTGGATTAAGTTTGTTAATTGCGATGTTGACAAAGACAAGTTTAAAGCCATGAAAGAAATGGGTGCATTGGTTGTTAAGTCAACCAATGGTGTCAACAACGCTGATGTAGATGTTATGTCGCAAGAACTTAATCAATCTCAGACTCAGGTTGCCAAGGACGACTTATGGGATAATGTTCAGACAATTCTTGCAATCCCAACTAAGCAAGGTAACACAGGCGGAGATACGCAAGGAGCTGTCGAGTTAAGAAATGGCTGGGATTTTAGCAAGACACGAACAAAGTTAAAAGACCCACTTGTTGCTACATCAGAAAAACGGCTTGCCAAACTTGCACTTAATGCAATCAGACTGTATGCAGAAGATTTAAAATTGACGGTTAGAGATTTTTCAGTGCAGATAAACCATAGCCCACAGGATAATATGTACACTAAGGCTCAAACTTTAGTTGTCTTATTGCAGGCTGGAATACATCCACTTGTCGCAATCAAGACTGTTGGATTGTGGGGGGACGCAGAAAAGACATTTTTACTGTCTAAAAAATACTTGGATAAGATATATCTAACCATAGATAATGCAGAGCAACAGGAACAAAAAGCACAAGAGATAATAGATAATCTTAGCAACGGAGGTAATAACAATGGTGACTAGATATACGGTAGTCCAAGACGGACAAGTGTATGAACCAGGTGATGATGTGCCGGATATGGGTAGCATTACCGCATTAGAGTCTAAAGGAAATTACAGAGAATATAACGCTTTGGCTGAGGATATAGATAAGCTACCAACATATGTGTCATTTGGTAGTTCGTGCTACATGATAGACACGACAGACTTATATAAGTTTGACGGCGAGAGTTGGATAAAACAGGAATAGAGAGGTGCGCACATGAATGCAGAGGAAGTATACGCATTACTCAATAAGAAAATTAAAAATGGCGGTATTACCGATGATAAGATAAAGCAGATTGTAGAGCAGTATCTTAAGAATAATCCAGTGCCTACGGACAAGACCTTGACTATTGAAGATACACCGGCAGATGCAAAAGCAACTGGTGATGCTATAAATGCAATTAAGGACACTGTGGATAATCTTAACGACATATTACTTGACAAGTTCTTTTCTTTGCAAAGAACAGGCAAGATATACGGAGTTAAAGTTCCAAAATCGACATCAAATCCTACATCTTTGTGTGAAAAAACAAGGGATAATAAAGACCTTGTTTGCGTACCGTCTACGGACACAGTAGAAAATCAAGATGATTACGAAAACATACCATTATTTAAGTGGTATGAGGTCAATTATAAGCGATACGATGATGGCTTTGCATACCCTACGGCATTTGTGGGTGACAGCACCTACAAAACAGATGGCGATGCAGATATGGGCGTCATGCAAATGACATTTTACTACGCTTGGCTTGACGTGTCAGACGAGTACAGAGAGCTTGTCATATCCGATACACCACACGAAGAACTTGGACTTAAACCATGGGAACAAGCGGTACGTGCAGATGGCACGATAATGCCTTATTTCATTCAGTCGAGATACTTAAGTGTTACAGGCTCAGATGGGTTACTGCATTCTCAGCGAGGCAAAGTCGCAAGAAATCAAAGCTATCAAAACATGATAACCAACTATGGCAAGAAAGGCACCGGCTATACTGGAGCTGGCTCAGACAGATATACATTTGCACAGATATTTAACCTCATCAAGTATGCAAATAAGTCAAGTCAAGATAGCATGGCGGGTGTAACAAGTTGGAACATACAATATCCATCAAGCGTGCAATCAGCAGATAAGCATAATTATTTTCCGGTTACAAACGCACAAGCTGATAATTTGCAAGTAGGATTATGTGTATCTGTTGGATATGCCGATACTTCTGGCTCACTTGATAGAGGTGTATCAAGCGTTCATGCTTATGCTGATGATGTAAAAATCACAGCAATAGAAACGCTTGACGATAGCAATAAGGCGGTATACCTTGACTGCCAACCATTTGATACTTTACCGGTTGGTGAAAGACAGATATACATGACGTCAATGCATGCACATAGTGGTGATACTGATGCCGTAATTGGACACCATGATGGCTCTCCTGTTAGCAATTCGGGTGGAAAACATCCTTGTAGGATACAGGGTGTTGAGTATCTGATTGGTGGTGGAACAATAGCATCTGACACAGTAATGGTGTTTAAATCTGATTATTCTAAGGATGTGTATGTTGCTCCTAGGGGAACAAAACATGTTACAGATGAAAGCACTATAAAATCAAGCTACTTGCTTGTTGGAAATATTGCGGCAAGCACAGACGGCAAAGGTTCAGATTATTGGACAGGCGATGTAGAGCAGAATTATGGAGCATGGCTGCCTACAAATCAAGTGGCTAATAGTGGTCTAGGCAATAAGGATATTCTTTATGCCGGTGGTGCTAACGCTAGTGGAACTAGAGAATATTATCAGGGCGGTTATCTCTGGGATGGCGCGCGTGCGGGCTTTTGTTCCTTGTATTGCTGGTTCGAGCTTGGCAGGGCGTACTGGAATTTCTTGTCGGCCGATTAAAAAGCTTTTAGGGGGATTGTTAAGGGGAACACCCCTTAACATAGCCTTAAATATATAACAGATGTATATGGATGGAAGGTGATAAGCAATGATAGTAAGAGCAGAAGAACCACAGCAAGAAGTTGTCATAAAAATAGATACCAAAGGAATAGCATGGGTGTACTTATGTCTTAATGAAAGAGTTAAGACAGAGGAATATGCAGAACCCGGAGAGCAGTCAAAAACACATACCTACTATGAATATGATGGAACACAGTTTCATGCTCCTGTTGAAAGTCTTGATCTCCAAGACATCAACAACAATCCTCAGAAGTATGACGGTTATGAGCCAGCCAAAATACCGTCTGATATTGAACGTATAGACGCACAAGTAACATATACAGCAATGATGACTAACACACTGCTGACGAAGGAATAGCCTATGTATGAAAAAATAAAAAAGTGGTATCAAGTCTATCATATATGGAATGCTGAAATGGTTAAGCAAGCCTGTGATAAAGAACTGATAACAGAAGAGCAATACAACAATATAATCGGAAATTAGCAATCACGTTTGTGGTTGCTTTTTTTATACAAAATTTCGCAAGTGCCGTGAGCGTAGAAAACGGCAATGTCAATCGGTGGCGTTGCACCGTATAAAAACGTAGACATACGGAGGTAATCAATGAAAAGAGAAGATTTAGTGTCAATGGGTTTGACCGATGAGCAGATCGAAAAAGTCATGGCCGAAAATGGTAAGGACGTTCAATCTGCTAATGCAAAGGCAAACAAGAACAACACAGAGCTTGAAAGGCTCAAAGCTATCGAAAAAGAGTATGAGGATTTAAAGGGGCAGAGTATGTCTGAGGCAGAAAAAAATGCCAAAGCTCTTGAAGATGCTCAGAAAAAAATAGCAGAGCTTGAAAAGACACAGGCAATTGCAAGCCAGAGAACAAGTGCAGCCGAGAAATTCAAGATTTCCGCTGAACAGGCAAAGCTAGTGGTTAAGGATGATGGTTCCATGGATTATGACGCTCTTGGAAAGATTATCGCAGATAAAGAAACTGCCGCTGCCCAGGCTAAAGAGAAAGAGATAGCCAATGGCTCAACACCGCCGGGAAATGGTGGTACAGGTAGCAATTCAAGTGGCACAAAGACGGAGGCAGAAAAAATAGCTGCCGGTCTTATTGAAAATCAAAGTACAAAAAATGATATTTTGAAACATTACATTTAATTTAAGGAGGGAAATATAGATGCCAAGTATGAATATGCAGTACGAAAAAACAACATACTCAGGTGATGTGCAAATTCTCAAGAGAGAGCCAAACGAGGCCATACCTCTTACTTTGGATTTTGAAGAAGTTACGACAAAGGTGAATGGCAAAAAGATAGTTAAAGCTGGAACTCCGATTGGTAAAGATGGCAAGGCTGATAACACAGCAACAGTAGTCGGCATACTTCGATTTGACGTGACAGAAGACAGGCCACAGGGAGTTCTTCTTAAGAAAGCATATCTTAACACAAAGGTAGCAGAAACACACTCAGGCGTTACATATGACGCAACAGTTAAGGCAGCTCTGCCAATGATCGTATTTGAGTAATTACAGGAGGTAAAAACATATGCTAGTAAATGAAGTTATTGACAGTAAGTCAATTGCGCTGTCAGCAACAGAAAACGCAAGTAATCAGATTCCATATCTTGGATTACAGTGGTTTCCAGAGAGAAAGAAACAGGGACTTGATCTGCAATGGATAAAAACACATAAGGGACTTCCTGTATCTCTTGCGCCATCAAACTTTGATTCAATCCCAACAATCAGAGCTAGAGAGGGACTTTCTAAGGAAAAGACACAGATGGCATTTTTCCGTGAGGGAATGACCATAGGCGAAGCAGAAATGCTTGAAATAGAAAGAACAAACACTGCTGATGATCCATACCTTGCAAGTGCTCTTAGTGCGGTATATGACGACACAAGCAGACTTGTAAGCGGTGCGGAGGTTGTTCCAGAGAGAATGAGAATGGCTCTTCTTTCAACAGTAAATGGACATCCTGTTATCACCATTAAGAGCGATGGCGTTCAGTATTCCTATGATTATGATTCTGACGGGTCATACACTACGGATCATTATATCAAGCTTGACGGAACAAGCATGTGGAGTGATACAGCTAATTCAAAGCCACTTACAGACCTTAACAATGCAAGAAAGAAGTTACAAAAGCAAGGCAAGATTGCTAGATATGTGCTTATGAACAGCAATACATTCCAGTATCTTCTTGACAATGCACAGATAAGAAACTCAATCCTTGCACAGAACCTTACAGCAACTATTGAGGTTGACGATGATACTGTTATTTCAGTAGTGCAGAAGAGAACCAAACTTACTATCGTGCTTTACGATAAGATGTACATTGATGACGAGGGCAAGGAACAGTATTTCTATCCAGATAATAAGGTTACACTTCTTCCAGAGGGTAATCTTGGCAATACATGGTTCGGTACTACACCAGAAGAGAGAACTGCAAGACAGGTATCAGATGTTGATGTAACTCAGTATGGTACAGGAATTACAGTTGCTACAAAGACAGAGTATGGCCCACCAATGAAGATGTCAATATTTGCGTCTGAGGTTGTTTTGCCATCTTATGAGAATATGGATAGCACTGCCGTAATTGAAGTTCATCACGAGTAGGAGGCAACTTATGATATATCCCTATATCGTTGTAAAAGATGGGGTATGGTATGATGCCGGAAATGATGTCCCAGAAACAAGCAGACCAGAAACAGAAAAAACTGATTCTGATGTTGCTATTCATACCAAGACCGAGATCAACAGAATGTCAACAGACGATCTAAAAGCGCTTGCAATATCAGAGGGTATAGATAATGCCGAAAACATGACAGGTGGCGCATTAAAAGAAGTGCTTATAGCTCATTTTGCTTTGTAGGAGGTAGTCATGGAATACACATTGGTAGAGCAAGTCAAAATACGAAAAGGTCAATATGAAGTCGGCGACGATGGCTCTATCAAGTGGACTGATCTACAGGATAATCCAAGAATAGAGCAACATATTGAAGAGATTAAACAGGAAATACGCAGCAAGCGTAATTACCCATCTGATTACACAGATGAGCAAATAGAAGAAGATATGAAACGATATACTACCAATATAGTCAGTTTGGTTGTATACGACTTATCTCAAGCTGGTGAGGAATACATGGCAAGTTTCGGTGAAAATGGAGTCAGTCGTAGTTGGATTGACAGAAATAAGCTGCTAGCTGATGTATTTCCGTTTGTTGAGATATTATAGAAGATTGTGCGTTACCCAACGGTAGCAGAGGGCATACATTATGGTGGTGGTGGGCAGTATGCGAACATAAGAGAAAGGCGGTAGATATATGCCAGTAGCAATAATTATCAGCATCATATCGGTTACTTTCTCTATTTTTTTTGGAATTGTCAGCCTTGTGCTGAATATCAAGAATAATAGAAGAACTGATAACTCAGACCTAGAGGATAGAGTCCGAGAAAACACCCGCATAAATATGAAGTTAGATGCCATATCTAGCAACACTAAGGACATAAAAGATGAAGTTGTGGAAATGAGAAAAGAGCTTAATTCCCACGACAATAGAATTATTAAAGTTGAGGAAAGTGTCAAGTCACTTCATCATCGTATAGATGGAATGGAAGCACGACTCAACGAAAACAAGGAGGTGTAAAAATGGATGTTATACAGAGTCTTGTAGCCAACATGGCTATTATAATGTCTGTCATAGGCGCACTTACATTTGTTGTGGCGGTAATTACACAAGTAATCAAAGGCGTTGGTGTATTTAAGAAGATACCAACCGACATACTGGTGTTTGTGCTTTCCATAGGCATTACCGTTGTGGCTTTTATTGCCTATATGCAGTACATACATATGACAATACTTTGGTATATGATTCTTGCAGCTATCCTAGCCGGATTTGTAGTTGCATTTGTGGCGATGTTCGGTTGGGAAAAGTTATCTGAGCTTTGGAAGCGATTTGGCAAGGATGTGAAGTAATGTCGCTTGAAATCAATAAGCAATCTATGAAATATGCTTCTTATGGCAAAGAAGTAGAGATATATGAAAAAGATGATGACGGCAATATAAAATATTTCATCACAGAAGAGGGGCAAAAAATACCTCTTATAGACCATAAGGAAATATCATACGAAGAGCCTATATCGTTTAAGGCTAATATCTCTTTCTCTGGCGGTGAGGCACAAGCAAAAGAATATGGCTTTGATGTCAACGATTTTGACGCAATCATAGTTACAGATAGAGGAGCATACCCTATCAAAAAAAGTGACATTATATGGCTTGATAGCAAAGTTGAATACACAGAGGATGGCTATATTGATAAAACTTCTGCTGATTTTACAGTTGTAGGAGTCAAGCCAGCTTTGCGGTCAACAAAATATGTCCTTAAGGCGGTGGTCAAGTGAAAAAAACAATAGATGTATCTTTGTCTGCGAGTAGTTTGCAAAATGCAATCAAGGAGCTTAAGGCCTATCAAGCAAGGCTTGACCATAAGTGCGCCATTATTGCTGAAAGATTGGCTGATGATGGCATAGAAATTGCTAGGGTGCAATTAGCGAACCTGGATGCTATCTTTAAAGGTGAGTTGATTGAAAGTATACAATCAGAGTGTATTACAGATACAGAGGGTAGTCATATTTGGGCGGTTGTAGCCGGAACAGATCACGCAGCATTTGTTGAGTTTGGAACTGGTGTTATAGGGCAAAAGAAACCATACAAAGGCGAATTACCTCCGGGAGTATCTTGGCAATATGCAAGCGGTCAAACAATACATCAACTCAAAGATGGTCGAATTGGCTGGTTTTACAGGGACGACAATGGCCATTGGTGGTTCACCGAGGGTATGCCATCTAGGCCATATATGTACAATACTGCTCGGGAACTTGAAAGAAAAGTCAAGAACGTTGTGAAAGAGGTGTTTGACAATGGATAATGCATGGGCAATAGAACTTGGCCCGACAATATATAGCATTGTCAAGGCCAAGGCAACAGAACAGCTTAAGGATAAGTACCCAACGCTTAACGTTACAGATAAAGGTGAATCAGATCAGCCAGCAGTATTCCCAACAATTTATATTCATGAATTGCCAGGGATGGAGCTGGGACAAGATTTAGAGGGACAGACAATCAACGCTGTAAGAGAAACAATACAGGTTGATGTGACTTCCAACAAGAATCACAGCGAATGCAGAAAGATTATGTCCAAAATAACGGACATATATAAACAAATGAGATTTTCGGTCGCCGGAACACCTCAATACAGTGTTAATGGTGGAACCTATATATGTAACATGCGATTTAGCCGTGTGTTTGGGGCTGGTGACACAATATTATAGTTAGCAATTAGAGCCATGTGGCTCTTTTTTTATGCACATTTTAAGGAGGTAAAGACATGGCAGTACCAGGATTAAGTACACTGGGTATTACTTTTGGCTATGGTGTTGAAACAACCGCAGGAGAAAAGCCGACCAAATTTACTCAGTTGACCAGAATCAATGAGCTTGGCGATGCTACAGCAGAACCAGAGGCTATTGACGCTTCGGCTCTTGAAGATTATTCCACAAGAAACATATCTGGTAGAACCACTGTATCTGATACATACACAGTAACAGTCAACTGGACACCAGATACACTGACGGAGTGGGAAAAGGTGCTTGAAGAGTACAAAAAGTTAGAGGGAACAGGCAAATCTATGTGGTTTGAGACAATCACACCTGGATTTACCAAGGCAGAGTTTATCAAGGCTCAGCCACCATCAGTTCTTCCAGTGGCTTCAAAGGGCCAGAATGAGCTTTTAACAGTTGAGATCAACCTTATACTCGAAGACCTTGTCGGCTTTGATACAAAGGTAGCTTTTACACCGGGGGAATAACAAACCGCTCAGATACAGCCGTGCTGAGTGATGACGATACAAAAGATATAAAACCGGCTGATTATACGTATTAAGCAAACAAGGGGCGGTTTTCGGACTGCCCCTTTCCTATTAAGAGTAGGAGGAAAGGAAAATATTATGACAATTACAATGAATGGCAAGAAATACAATATTAAGTTTGGTAATAAGGCGGTAGCTAGGGCTGGATTTATCAGCAAGCTGGCAAGAATTGGAGTAATGCAGTCAAGTACAGACGATGGAGTTGGAGCAATAGAGGGAATGGAGCAAATGTATTTGTTAATGCCACAAATTTTACTTGCTGGATTACAGGCTAATCATTCAGATGAGTTTGGCTACAACTTAACTACAGGAAAAGGCCGTGACGAACAGCTTAGTAAGGTTGAGGATATGCTTGACCATTTTGTGGACGAGGAAAACGGAGATTTTCTTAAGCTTCAGGAGGATATCTCAAATGAGATGCTTCACAATGGTTTTTTAAAGAGACTGTTCGAGGTGGAAATAGCGAAAGTGCAGAATCAGGCACAGAAATAATCCTTGAACAGGATAACAAAGATTTTAATTACGAAAATTACTATAACGAAATACTACCCCGTTGGTTAATGATGACCAAAGGCTATGGACTTACAATTGAGGATATTGACAAATCTTGCCCAGCAGAGCTTGAACCATATGAAAAAGCATATCATATGGCAGAAAAAGAACACGACTCACAAGTATATGCATGGGTAGGAACGTATGTCAGATCTGCTCTTTGCTTTGCAATAGATCATTGCCTTAACGGCAAGAAAGCAAGTTCAGAGTATCTTAAAGCTCCACTTATGGAAAATGGAGAAGATAGGGTAAATAGACTTAGAAATGAGTTTATTGAAGAACGATTAAAGGCAAAACAAGAATGGGATAGGACACACAATATGATTGACGGCAAGGACTGATGTTTTTGCCGTCTTTTTTATTACAACAAGGCGGTGAAACATGGCAACAGTAGATAATCTTGAAGTTAAAATACATGCAAGTGCAACTCAAGCAGTTAATGCAGTAGATAAACTGTCAAATAAGCTCGGCACACTGTCTAAGACATTGCAAGGAATTGATAGTAATGGTATAGCCAAGTTTGCACAGGGCATGAACCAGCTTGCACAGGGCATGAATGCAATAAAAAATGTAAAAATGCCTGATTTTAACAGAGCTGCCAAGGGTATAAAGCAATTTGAAAACATCAACAGCGCAAAACTTACAGCGGTTGCAAATAGCATAAGCCCACTTGCCTCCAGTATATCAGTATTAGGAAACATGCAGTTCAACAACAAGGGCCTTACGAACTTCATTAATTCCATTACAAGGCTGTCTAATTCGAACATTAACGGCATGAATATAAATGCTATAGGCCAACTTGGAAATGCAATTGTAGGCTTATCTAGCACGTTACAGGGTGCACAGAACGTTAGCACAAATGTAATACAGCTCACCAATGCAGTTGGTAGACTTGCAAATTCTGGGCAAAAAGCAAGTATCGTATCAGCAGCATTGCCACAGTTGTCCGTTACGCTTCGCAATCTGTTTAATACCATGGCACTTGCACCGCAATTATCCGCTGGAACAATACAGATGACCACTGCACTTGGTAATCTTGCATCAGTAGGTGCAAAAGCCACACAAACAGCAGGTGGACTAGGGACACTTGCAGCAGAACTTAAGAAGTTTATGCAAGTTATGGCTACAGCACCACAAGTTTCACAAAATGTAATACAAATGACTCATGCACTTGCAAACCTGGCAGCACAAGGAAGTAGAACAGCAAGTGCAAGTAGAGGCATACAAAACAGCTTTTCCGGTATGGGCAATAGTGCTAAAAATGCTAGAAAACATATATGGAGTCTTGCATCGGCAGTTGGAAAACTGTATGCAACTTTTTGGGCAGCACAAAGAGTTTTAAGTGGATTCAAAAAAGCCATAGACATTTCATCTGATCTTACTGAGGTGCAGAATGTTGTTGTTAATACTTTTGGCCAATACACAGACAAATTAGAGCAATTTTCTAAGACGTCAATAAAGATGTATGGAATATCGGAATTGTCGGCAAAACAGACAGCTGGTAGATTCCAGGCCATGGGACTTGCCATGGGAGCCCCTGTTAAAGATATGTCTGATATGTCAATACAACTTACTGCACTGTCAGCCGACCTAGCTTCTTTCTACAATATTTCACAAGAAGAAAGCTCACGTAAGTTGTGGTCGATATTTACAGGCGAAACAGAGCCTATGCGAGCTTTTGGTATTGATCTTACAAATGCAACCCTCAAAGAGTATGCAATGAAGAAAGGTCTTGACGCCAACATATCCTCTATGACTCAGCTTGAAAAAACGATGCTGAGATATCAGTATGTCATGGATAACACCAAGAATGTACAGGGGGATTTTGCACGTACAAGTCAGACATGGGCTAACCAGTTACGCATCTTACAGGAACAAATAAAGGCAGTTGCTGGCGTATGGGGTAATGCATTTGTCAATATGTTAAAACCGCTTGTACAGGCTCTTAATAAGGCTTTATCGGCGGTTTACACTTTTTCCGAAAAAGTTGTAAATGCCCTTGGTGCAATTTTTGGATGGAAACTAGAGATACAAAAGGGTTCTATATCTGATGATTTTGAAGGTGCTGCCGGTGCTGCTGATGATATGGCAAGCGGAACTAAAAAAGCCGCTAAAGCGGCCAAAGATTTAAAAACACATCTTCTTGGTATTGATGAGTTGAACGTGGTCGAACCGGATAAAGACACAGGCACAAACGGTGGTGGTGGTTCTGGTGGAGGCACTGGTGTAAGCGGTGCTGGTGGCAACAATGGACTTAAATACCAAATAAAAGAAACAGAGGGACTTTACAAGTCTAGCATCAAAAACCTTAACCAATTAGGCAAGTATATCAGTGATAGTTTGTCTAAGGCAATGGAATCTATTAAGTGGAATAAGGTATACAAAAAGGCAAAAAATTTTGGTAAAGGACTTGCCGACTTCTTGAATGGCCTCATTACTCCGAGATTGTTCTCTAATCTTGGTTCAACAATTGCCGGCGCAATAAATACAGCACTTACTGCTGGAAATACTTTTGCAATCAATTTTGATTGGAAAAACTTGGGTAAATCGCTTACATCTTCAATAACTGGATTTCTCAATACCTGGGACGCTGGGCTTACAGGAGCAACATTGTCTAATTTTGCTATAGGCATATGTAAATATGTTGTTAGTGCTTTTGATACCGCAAATAAGGATAATCTCTGGCAAAAATTAGGGCAAAAAGTTGTTGATTTTATTTGCGGTATAAACTGGGGAAATCTTGTTTGGAATTTAGGCTCACTAATTGCCACTATGGCAAAAGAAATTCCTAAAATACCATTGCAAATTTATGAAGGTGTAGGTCAAGCAATAATTGATAAAGTATTTGGAGAAGGCGCATATAGCAAAATATCCAATTCCAAATTATTCAAGGGCATAAAAAAAGCACTTGAATATATTATTGCACCAATGAATTTAATTGTTGACATAATCAACAAGATCAAATCTGGTTTGGGCAAATTGTCCCCATATACAGATAAGGTTGTAACAGTATTAAAACCTGCATTAAGCACAGTCTCAAATTTGTTAAGTACGGTTTATTCGGTTATTTCAAAAGTTGCCAATGCAATAGGTGAAAAAATTTCTCCGGCATTAAATTCAATAAAAACTGTGCTTTCACCTATATTGGCTGTTGCATCAGCAATTAGTTCAGTTATTCGGCAATTAATTGGTAACTGGATTGTTAAAAAAATTGCGGATATAAGTGCAAAAGTCCAAATTGCATGGGACATTGTTAAGCCTGTTTTAAATTCAATTACCGAAAAATTAAAAACGCTTTGGGAATATCTCAAGAAAATTACGGACAAATTAAGCAGCGTTGCAAAATTCGGAATGAAAACAAGCCCTATAGTTGGATTGTCAGGAATCATAAGCAACAAGTTTAATATTGATACGACCACTAACGGAAAGACTGATAAAGACTATAAAAAACTGAGTAAATCAGTTCGCGGTGCGATCTCAATTTTTGGTGGGAAAAACGTTGATTACAATGTAGACACATCGGTTAATGACAACAAGACAGACAACGTAGCGACCATAAGAAATATAGGAAAATTATGGGCCGATACTTGGAGAGGCAAGAGTGCTAAGTATGATGCGCAAACCGCTATAAACGGTCAAAATGCAACTACAGGTGAAAAACTTTCTAGCATATCCAATATTTTCAGTCGGTACTGGAAAGATAAAACAGTTAAGTATAATGCAAATACCGCTGTTAACGGTAAGCCAACAACTAGTGGTAGTGCAGTTAAGTCAATTAACGATACATTGCAAAAGAACTTTACCGGAAAAAGCGTACAGTACAATATTAAGACACAGACAGATGAGGGCTTAAAAAAACTTGGTGAAAATGCCGCAAACAAAATTTTCATGGGTATGTCCCAAAAAGAAATAAAATTCAATGTTAAGCAAGCATCAGACCCACTTAAGCAAGCGATGTCTGGTACTTTTAGTTTCATGCCAACTTATGCAACCGGAGGATTCCCAGAAGACGGATGGTTCCGTGCAAACCAAGGTGAGATAATGGGTAAGTTTGACAACGGAAAGTCTGTCGTTGCAAACAACGAACAGATTACCGCCGGTATAGCAAGTGGAGTTAGGCAAGCAGTTGATGACGCACTTACGCCTTATCTCTCCCAAATTGCCCGGAATACAAGGGAAACAGCAGATAAAGATACATCTATCAATATTGATGGTCGAACCCTTGTCAGTGAAACGGATAGGCGTAGATCACGTAACGGTCATCAATTTACAACAGCATAGAGGTGATAATATGGCACAAGGATTATCAAGTTTTTTAAATGTCAACGGTGTGGACTTTCCGTGTCCGGCCGTTGGCTTTACTTATACCATTACAACGACAGTTAATGCTGGACGTAATGCAAATAATGTAACTATTGGTCAAAGAATTGGCAGAGACTTGTATAAACTGGACAATATGAAGTGGGTCGGCCTTGAACCCAAAATTTGGCAAGCAATGCTAAAAGCAGTTGAACCATTTTATATCCCAGTTACGTTTGAGGATTACCGAACAGGCAAGCCGATAACAATTATAATGTATCCGGGTGACAGAACAGCAGAACCGTTGTTTGCAAGTCCAAAATCGCACATAGTAACTAAATATCGTAACTGTCAGTTCAACCTTATAGATACTGGTAGGTGATGTAATGCAAAATGTAAGCAAAAAATATAAGGAATCTATGAAGTCCCTTAACCGAAACAGAGGTTATATCAAAGCAACAATAGGCCTTGTAAATTCCCGAGCCCAAAACGAAATAAAACTAGACAAACAAACAAAAACAGTAGCATATTCTAATGACATTGCCCCTTTTGATGGCGAAGAAGTAACTAGAATATATGCTACAGCAGAACCTGGCATTGCTGTCCTCGATGGCAATGCTTTTTTCTTGCCTAGAACTGGCACTGATTACTATAACAACGGCATTGTAACTGCTGATATTATGGGAACAGTTACAATGACATTTGCTAATCCACATACTATTAAGGGTTTGACTGTCAATTTTGGAAAATGTTATCCGACTGAATTTGATGTTATTACTAATAATGGTACGAGCCATTATAGAAACGCTGATGAAGTATGGACTACGGAAGATGTTTTTGCAGACATAACATTTATTACAATCGAACCAACTCAAATGCGTTACGGGCAGAATAGATTGAGAATATACTCATTTAAGTGTGGCCTTGCAAAAACATTTACCAATGAAGAGGTAATGGACTACAGTAGCAAAGAATATGTATCTCCAATAACAGAAACCATACCATCAATGGATGTTATGATTAAAGTTGATAATCAAGATCAATATTACGATCCAGACAATCCAGACAGTGCAATACAGTATATGGGAATCGGTCAAGAGGTTAAAGTACAGTTTGGCTATGATGTAGACGGACAGGGCAATATTGAATGGTTGCCGGAGCAAACCACTTACTTATCCGCATGGTCGGCTAATAGTAGAGAAGCGACATTTAATGCTACAGATAGATTTACATTGTTAACCGGGCAATACTATAAAGGTCAGTATTATGCAAATGGGATTAGCTTGTACGATTTGGCACTGCTAGTATTGGCAGATGCAGGAATTACAGACAGTAGTAACTATTTTCTTGATAATTTTCTTAAAAATACTGTAACACACAATCCGTTACCAGTTGCTACGCACGCAGAGTGTTTGCAGATAATTGCCAATGCCGGCAGATGCACTTTGTCCATTGACAGGCAAAATAGGATTCATATACAATCCGCAATTACACCAACAGAAACAATATCATCAAATGGACAGTTAGATTTTAGTGATATTGACAGCGTGTTACATGATGATAATGGAGCATTGACAGCTAAACAGTATGCAATGTTAAGGCTGACAGCAAGCAGGTATGATACATACAAATTAACAGCTTATGAGTATGCTACACAAGCAAAATTTAAACTTAAATAGTAGAGAGGTGATTTTTTGGCATCGCAAAATAAAACGGAGAATCTTGGATTATGCCAATTCGGTAATGATGATATTCCAGATTGGCGAACAGATTACACAGGAGACATGGACAAGATAGACAAAAGTATAAAAACAATATCAGATGAAGTTGCAGAAGTAAAAAAATCTGTCAGTGATAGAAATACCAAGATAGCCACAGCTATCACTGAAAAAGGAGTGGCTACAGAACCAACAGACTCGGCAGATGTGATGGCGGAGAATATTGGAAAGATACCGACAGGTACATCGAACTCACAGATATTAAGCACAACAATGATATCTGGTGTCGTACAGTGCCGAGTGACACACGAAATAGATAATACATTAGATTAAAGGAGGAAGTATATATGTTGACAAATAATTTCGCCGGTCTTGTCAGCCTAAACTGTCAACTGGGTTCAGGCAATTATACTGTGTGTAAAACCACAGAAAATAAAACAGCTAGCGCAAGTTACTCTTGGTTTAGACAGCTGTTTGGTGCATCGTTGCTTTTAAAAAATGCGCCTAGCTCAGCCATAACCGGAGTTTATATAGTGTTAGGGACAGGCACAACACCAGCAACAGCGGCAGATATAAAGCTTGAAAATGTGACAGAAGACTATGAGATCGTCACACAAACTAAAGATATACCGCAGACATTTTCAAGTTCAATTATAACTATCACTAGAGTTATACGAAATACAGGTAATGCACCACTAACCATATCAGAAGTAGGGTTATATGCGAGTTATGCAAGTGCTTTCACGGGAGCAATGATGTTAGCACGTGAAGTTATCGAGCCGGTAACACTGCAACCAGGCGAAAAACATTCATTCACAATGGATTTGTGCGTAGAATAGGAGAAGATGCAGAGCATGAAAACAGCTTACGCAATGTGCAGCACGGGTTTTTCACGACTTGACAGTGGTAACCTTTGTTTTTTACCTAAAAACAAAATATATAAAGAAGTAGGATATGTAAGCAAGGAAATAGCAAACGGCATTGGCGAGTTTTCTGCAAATCCTACAATTATTCTCAATTTAGATATATCTTACAGTTGGTATGGATTTATAATTAATTTTAGAAATTGTAAACCTCTTGAATTTACTATAAAAACTTATGATAATGATACGCTTGTTGATAATGTTGTTATTACCGATGTAGATAGCCTTAACTGGACAGACTACAATCGTTATGGCTCTGCGAACAAAGTTGTTATAGAGTTTACTAAAGTTGAGCCATACGCAAGAGTGTCAATAGACTATGTTGGAATTGGTGACGCAACAGACTATGAACTGTCCAAAGATGATATGTTTGATACACCAACTGTTACGATGGAAGATAAATTAAAGTCAATTACCGTTCAAAAACAATCATATAAGCCCGGTACCGACAAAAAAGAACTTTTGTCCGAAAAAATTACTGTCAATTCAAACAACAATATTGTGAAAGTTGACTTTTCAGCACCTAGTCACGGTTATACCGCCATCACTGATGCAAGTAATGTGACAGTTACAGTTGTAGAAAGTGGTGCCTATTATTGCATGTTAAAATTTGATGGACTAACTGACAAAGATACAACACTTACGTACACAGTCAGTGGATATGAGTATGTTGTGGACACTAAAGGATTAACCCATAGATACAATAACAACGGAGCCAAAACAGTTAATTGGAACAACCCACTTGTTGATAATACAGAAGTAGCTAGTTTGCTTGATGATTGGTTAGCGAATTATTACCTAGGTGCAGTTGATTATTCAATAAGTTGGCGTGGAGACCCTAGCGTAGATGCTGGGGATTTATTCAATATGGTCAAGGCGAATGGTGACAAAATAAAAATTAAAACATATCAAAACGAACTTTCATTTAATGGTGCATGGAGTGGAAAGCTTAGTGCTAGAAAGGTGGTGGAATAGTTGTGGAATGAACCTAAAACGGACTGGAAAAGCGGTGACGCAGTTATATGGACGGATTACAACCGAATAAAAAATAACATAGAATATTTAAAACAAAGAGTCGAAGATTTATGTGGGCCAGTTATAAACTATCAAACCATGGGTATTGATAAGACGTATACAGATTTTTACTACGCAGACGAATTTAACGCATTTGAAAACAACATTGCACAGATTAACAGCGTAGTATATCCACAAGACATAGGTGCCAAACAGACATTTTATGACAATGGAGCGTTTATTAGCTCAGCAGAAATGAACAGACTGGAAACAGCTTGTCAACTTATTAAGGATGCTTTAGACAGTATTAAGCCTAGACGTATACCATTTAAACTAGGCGCATACAAGGATATAAGGATATAAGGAGAGATTAAGATGGTTTTAAAAACAAATTATAAAGAGGATGTACTTGCTGCATCTAATACAAAACGTAAGTACAATATGATAACAAATGATGATGGTACAGTCAGCTTTGAAGATGTAACTGAATACCAGCAAACAGGTGATAACTTTGGTGCAGGAGATATAAATAGCACTAATACCGTGATTAATAACATGAATACTGGTATAACAATTTTGGGAAAGGGATATGTGGATTTTGAATTTAAAAGTGGAGATAGCCTTAAAGGAAAATATCAAGAAATTAAAAAGAAGATAACAATTCCTGGTGGAACAAATTTCCTTTTCCTGTCGTTGGCTTTTGTTAATGTTCGCTCAATTGCTGATGCGGTCACAATGTTAAATGGCCCTTATTACTCATTCGAAGACTCGGACAAAGATCAAGAGGTCGAGCTTGAAATGAACGGAACTACAGATGGTTCAGGATGGCGCGTGAGAGTTAATTGGCTTGCAATCAGAGAAATTATTTTATAAAACAAAGCGGAGATTGTGATTACTCACTTTCTCCGCTTGTATTTGATTCATCCCATTCGTCAAGACTCACATATTCTCCACTTGTCTCTCCATCAATATTGAGATAGACAACATCATATATAAAATTGTCAGTATCATATACTAACATTTCTACAGTAAAATCACTTTTAACCTCAGCTCCAAATGAATTTGTGCTATATACATAACTTTGGACTACGACAAGATGTCCTTTTCGTTCCATGGCAATATTGCCATGATTAAAAACAGAAGATGGAAAATCTGCTGACTTAGGATTTTTCAAGCAAGTTTCAACAGTTTCTTTTGCCATATCCCAATAAGACTGAAACTGCATATCTGAAATATCCGTTGCATTAACCTCTTCGGTAGCGGTTTCTGTTTCTTCCTCGGTTGCTTCTTCTGTGGTCGGTGTCTCAGTTGTCTCTTCAGTTGTAAGTTTTTCAGTTACCTCTGCTTCTGTAGTGTTATATGCAACTTCTTTATGCCCTGATTCGGGCTGATTCGCGCAACCTATTCCAAGTAATATTCCGCCAACAATCATAGAACCAAAGATGCCTATTATAAATGGCATAGCTTTTTTATTTTTACATAATAATATTATAGTCAATGCTACACATATGCCAGCCCCTAAAAACATTATTATTGCTCCAAACACAATTAAAAAGTTACTCATTTGTATTCACCTCTCCCATGTGGTATATAATACAGTTATAGTACCATGCATTTCCCCAAATTACCATATATTATGACAAAAAATTAGACTTCTATTTTAAGTTTTATAAGAATATAATAGTAATATCATATAAAGGGAGGACAAAATGGAAGAGAAAAAGAAAGAGATTACAGACGCTATACAAAAGATAACTGATGAGCGAATAATCAATATACTTCACTCTTACATCAAAAACCTTATTAAATAAAACAACCCCAAGGATTTTCTCCTTGGGGCGTTTTTTATTTCTTGGCGATTGAATCAATTAATTTTTCAAGATTGTTCCATCCATCATCGTCAAGATTGGCAAGAGCAACTATAAGTCTTTTTTTAAATGAATCATCATCGGCCTTTGTTATTTCGGCAAGCAATTCACCCAATTGTTCTTCTTTAGTCTTTTGGACAAATACCTCACCAGCTCCATTTCTTAGCCAAACTTCATTTACATCAAATTCTCGGCATATATCAGACACGGTTCTATCCGATGGAAATTTAGAACCTGTTTCAATTTGTGCAATAAAGTTTCTGGATAATCCAATTCTTGCAGAAAAATCATCTTGTGTAAGTCCAAGCGTTTTTCTTAATTGTTTAATTCTTTCATTCAAAACTCTTACCTCCTTTCTGAATATAGTATATCAAAAAAATGTCCCCCAGTCAACAAAAATGTATTGACAAAATGTTTCTAAGGGACTATACTGTGTTTACAAGGTCAACAAAAAAGGAGGTGTAAATATATGAGTGAAAAGGAAAAACAGATAGTCGAGAAACTCAAGGAGGTATTGCCTAATATGTCCGATTTTGACAAAGGCTATCTTCTCGGCAAAGCTGAAACCATGGCTGATGCAGCGGATAATAAACCTAAGAATGATTAATAGGTTTTAAGAAAGGAGAACAATGAACGAGTTACAGATATTCGACAATGAAGATTTTGCAAAAATAAAAGAAATCGAAAACAACAACAAAGATAAATACACCGGTTTCTTTTATGTGCTGGAATATGGTGATTTCGTAAAAATCGGAAGTACGAAGAATCCGTATCAAAGATTGATGGCATTAAAAAGGAATGCTGTAAATTATGGTAACCTAAAAATTGGAAGATTTGCTATAAGTATCCCACATACAAATTATGTCGAAAATGAAAAACATTTGCATGAGTATTTTAAAGATAAAAGAAAACGAGGAAGTGAGTTGTTTGATTGCACACTCGAAGAAACAATACCTGATATTTTAACTGTTGTTGAATATAGGGATGATTCAGAGAAAATTAATGCAAAAGCAGATATGTTTCTCCAAGGCATGAAGGGATTTGTCATGGGGGGTACAAATTTATGAATGATTTACAAATGTTTAGCAACAAGGAATTTGGAAATATTAGAGCAGTAATTATAAATGGTTTCCCGTGGTTTGTAGGTAAAGATGTTTGTGAATCATTCGGAGATACAAATTACAGAAGAAGTCTTTCCAATGTGGATGATGTTGATAAGAGCATAGCGTTAATAGACACCCCGGGTGGAAAACAAAGTATGACAATTATCAACGAAAGTGGTTTATACTCTCTACTTTTCCAAATGCAACCACAGAAAGCAAGGGGTGTGTCACAAAATGACTCCCTTATAAACGAAAGAATTGAAAAGCTCCATAGGTTTAAACGTTGGGTAACTGGTGAGGTACTTCCATCTATCCGCAAAACAGGTGGCTACAATAAGCCACTTACAACACTGGAGCAGATTCAGTTACTTGCCCAGGGCAACACTGAGCTTGCAGAGAGGGTAGAGAGGGTTGAGGACAAGATAGGCAGTCTTGAAAACGATATGCCTTTATATGGCTGCGAAATAGACGAGGTTCAGAAACTTGTCAAGCGCAAGGTGGTATCAATCTTAGGTGGTAAAGATAGCGAGGCATACGCCGATAGGAGCATAAGGAGCCAGACATTTAGAGATATGTATGGTCAGCTTAAGCGTGAATTTGGCTGTGTTTCTACTTATAAGAGTATCAAGCGTAGGTACATAGATGATGTTCAGAACTTTATCAGTAGCTATTCAGCACCCACGGCACTTGCCGAACAGATAAACAATGCTAATTCTCAGATGAATATGGGTCAGTATTGTGATGTCAGGAGGTGATTGCGTGGGAAGAAATTTAGACACGATTATAATTCGTGTCTTGTGCACACTGATGGCCATTATGTTTTATATAGCCATCATATGCGTACCTATAGGGTTGGAACTATTTAACATTTCTTTACCCATTTGGGTAAAGATATTGATTATTTTGGCATTTGCAGGACTGGTTCTTACAATGCTGGTAGTTGAACAAAAGATGGAAACTATAGAGGAGGAAAGGAATGAGAGAAAAAAATATTAGTGATTGGTCAAACAATAATGCGGTGATCGCTGGATGTGTTGTTGATACACCTATATATGAGTTCTCAGTAGGTAATAAGTCGTATTATCGCGTGATTATAAGTGCAAGGCGACTGAGTGGAACAGAGGATTTAGTGCCTTGTTATATTGAAGATAGTAAGGTCTCATATATCAGCAAATTTGATTATGTAGAGGTAGTCGGGCATATCCGCACTAAGCATGTTGTCGATTCAACAGGTGTAAATCACACAAAAGTATATATAGAGGTACATGAGGTCAAACCCTATACGTGTGATAAAAACAGAATTGATTTTATCGCCCATAAATATGCTGATATAGAAATTAGGTTAACACCTAGGGGTTACAGGGTTAGCGATACTAGAGTAATCAATAATCTCCCTAATAGAATTGGAAATCTAATTCCAATTCTCTTGTGGGGCAAGAACACTGACCGATTCGCAGATGTACCACTTAATTCTATGGTTGGCATAACCGGCAGATTTCAGTCAAGGGAATACAACAAATTTTATGAGGATGGCACCGAAGAGAAAAAGACAGCTTATGAGGTATCTGTTTCAAAATTTAAAGTGCTTGAAGAAAGAGAGGAGAAAGATGGAAATTAGTTGCGAAGGAACATGTAATAACAGCAGCACAGACAGTGTGACTATTCCTCGCGATAGATATGAGGAATTAATAGATATGGAGACGAGAGCCGATGTGCTCATAAGTGTAGCAAGAAGAGAAAAGTTTATAGATCTGGACGTGGTACTTATTATACTTGGTGAATTGCCACTGGAGGTAGATAAAAAATGAGAATCAGTTTGAAAAAGTTAATTTTAGACAACTTCATGTGTTATGCACATAAGGAAATTATTTTTGGGGATAACACTAAGATTGCTGCTTCCAACGGCAAAGGGAAATCCTCAATAACTAACGCTTATATGTGGCTGTTGTTCAACTGTGATTATCAGCTTTCTGATAATCCACCTATTCGCCGTATGGTTGATGGTAAGACTGTAGATGACACGGATGTATCGGTCACAGCTGTGTTTGACGTTGATGGCAAGGAAGTCGTCATGCGTAAGTCTCAGAAGAGGAAATATAGTAAAGATGGCAGCAGTTACAAGGATGATAATTCCTATTCGATTAACGAAGTGCCGAAGACATTGAGGGATTTTAATGCATATCTTGACGCTGATATGTCTATTCTCAAGATGTGTAGTAACATCAATGCATTTCTAGCAAAGAAACCAGCAGAAATGAGAGAATTTCTGTTTGCACTTGTAGATGGCGTATCAGATGTTGATGTCGCAAAAAGCAAAATTGAACTTGCTGAACTTGTTCCGCTTCTTGAAAAGTATACGGCAGACGAACTTTCAGCAATGAATAAAGCTACAAAGTCCAAAGCTGCAAAGGAGTTACCTATTCTTGACGGACAGATAGTAGAAAAGGAAAGAGATATACAGATCAAACAGTCATTAGATATATCTGCCTTGGAATTGCAGAAAAATGCAATTAAAGAAAAGTTGAGCAAAGTTGTGGAAGATCAGCTGGACATGGATAAGGTAACTGCTGAACATGACGAAATTGCGGATAAGATTCTAAAATTAAAATTCAAAATATCCGCAATGCAGAATAAGGCGAATGAGGATCTTGATTGTAAGAGATCTATGCTTAGAAGTGCGATAGATGATTGCAAGACTACTCAGATGAGCGTAATCCAGGGAATTTCTGATAACGATTGGGATATCGACCAATCAACAAGAACTTTGGGTATTTTAAGGTCAAAGAAGGAAAAACTTGTTGCTGAATGGAAATCCGTTAATGCTGAGAAATTTAACGAACTTACTACTGTGTGTCCGACTTGCCATAGAGAATTTCCGGCAGAAGATATCGAAAGGCTTAAGAGTGATTTTGCACAGAATCAAGCCGAGCGACTGGCAGCAGTTGAGGCTGATGGCAAGGCCGTAGCTCAGAAGATCAAGGAGATTGAGGAGTGTATAGAAAAACTTAAAAAATGCAATGAACTCAATCGAAAGACTGTTGCTGATACAGGAACAAAGCTTACCAAGCTTGAAGAAGAATATAACGCACTTCCATTATGCATTGACATATCAGGTGATGATGAATATATCGGTGTGATGGCGCAGATAGAAGCACTTGAAATCAATATGGTTGGAATGGAGACAACAGCAACAAGAACACGACTAAAATCCGAAGAGACCGCACTCAGGCAGGAGTTAGCTGAGTGCGAAGCCAAGATCGCTAAGTCTGATACAGAAGCTGACGAAACAAGGCTTGAAGAGTTGCTGGCTAATAAGCACAATCTTGGACAGGCTCAAGCGGATGCGCAGAAGATTCTTGATTTGTTAGATGATCTTGATAAGGCCAAAAATGAAGTTCTCACAAATGAAATAAACAAACATTTTAATTTAGTAAAGTGGCAGCTATTTGAATTTGCTAAAAATGGTGGATATAAGTCAACATGTATTCCTACCATAGATGGCAAGAACATTCTTACCACGATGAGTAACAAAGGAAACAGGATTCTTGGCAGAATCGATATCTGCAATAGCATTCAGCAAATTAGCAATGTGGCTTGTCCTATCTGGCTTGATGATGCAGAGAGTCTTGATTCTGCAAATCAACAGAATGCTGTAGACATGGTAGATGGTCAGATAATAATGCTTGCCGTAAACGACAGCGAGAAATTGGAGGTAATGTGATGAGTAAGGCATTAGAAGTAGCAAGAGAACTTGTAAGGCAGCTTGAAGAAGCAGAAAGAAAGAATAAGGTAGAATTATCAACCTTGGCACCTGGAGATGTGTTTGAGATTGGAAAGAATGACTTTATTGTGCTTGAACAGATAGGGGCTGAGACCAAAATTATTTCTAAGAACTTTATGGCCGAAGACATAGTTTATGATGAGGATTCAAGAGATTACAACGAGTCCAACCTTAAGAAAGTGATTGAGGATGAGATTCAGCCGATAATTGAGTCAGAGGTTGGGGAAAACAATCTCGTTGAGCATACTGTTGAGTTAACATCAGTTGATATGCAGCATGAATTTGATGATTGTAAATGCAAGGTAAGACCTATCACTTTTGATGAGGCTAGGAAGTACAACAACTTACTTCCTAACAAGGACTTGGACGATTGGTGGTGGACATGCACTCCTTGGAGCACTAAGGAAAGAGGTTGGAGTTATGGCATGGCCGTTGTTTCGTCCGCTGGCAGTATCGGCAACTTCATCTGTGACTGCAACTTCGGTGTTCGCCCGGTTTGTATCTTAAAATCTAATATCTTTGTATCAAAGAAAGGAGAGTAATTATGGCAACATTAACAATGAAAGTATTACAGGAACAGATTAATGATCTCAGAAATGAGATTGCAATGCTAAAAGCGACATCAAAAACGGCTAACTTTTTGGAGGGACTTGGCATCGGAGATACATTTGAACTTGCAGATACAACGTGGAAGATTCTTGATATTACAGGTGCTGGATATATTTGTCTGGCTGATAACATTGAAGACATGGAGTTTGATTCAAATTCAAACAATTGGGAAAACAGTGGTCTTCGTGGCTATCTTAATGGAGAGTTTTTTGAGAAGATGGCTGCAGAAATAGGTTCAAAAAATATAATTCCGTTTGAGAGAAATCTTTTATCTCTTGACGGTCAGACAGAATATGGCAAGTGTGAGGATAAGGTATCTCTTCTTACTGTTGACGAATACAGAAAGTATAGAAACCTCATACCAAACACCAAAGATTATTGGTGGTGGCTTGTCAGCCCTTGGAGTACACCATGCAACGATTATAAAAGAGCCGTAACCGTTGTTTCGTCCGCTGGCATTATCGACTACTACAGCTGCTGTTACAACGGCAGCGGTGTTCGCCCGGTTTGTATCTTCTCATCTTCAATCTTTGAATCAGGAGATTAAATGATATGGCAGAGAAAGAGTTTGGAGTGATTTCACAGGCAAAGAATTTGGCTGAACACACTTTTCGTATAACTTCAAATTGCAATAGATACCCAAAGAAGTACAGATTTTCGCTTGTTGACAAAATGCAGAATAAAGCATTGAAAATATACGAATATTTGTATGAAGCAAATAGGACGAATTTGGAAACTTGCCTTGAAGAAAGATCAGAACTGCAGACAAAGGCTATAACACAATGTGATGAACTTTTATTTTACATTGAATTATCAATGAAATTGAATATTATCAATGTGAAAAGCATGGAATACTGGTCGGAAATGGTAGCCGATGTTAAGCATATGGCAATAGCCTGGAGAACTGGTGATAAGAAGAGGCGGGCTGATAGCGAAGATAATTAAAAATATAGGTTACACACTGTATAAACCGTTGTTTCGTCCGCTGGCAATATCAACAACAACAACTGTAACAACAACAACGGTGTTCGCCCATTCTGTATCACACAGACAGTAAGAGTAGGCATTAAGCCGAAATCAGATAAAGATACAAAAAGGTGTGTGACCTTTCCCAAAAGGATAAATACAAAGGAATTTTTACTATGGATAAAGATGTTATATGTGATTATGGAAACCTGTATAAAGCATATAAAAAAGCTAAAAGTGGTAAAAAACATAATTCAAGCACTGCAAAATTTGAAGCAATGAGTCTTGAAGGGCTTCATATGTTGAAAGAACAACTTGAAAATCAGACATATCGGATGAATCCGTATAACGAATTTAAGGTCTACGAACCTAAAGAAAGAGTGATTAAGTCGTGTTCGTTCAAAGATAAGGTAGTTCAGCATTGCTTATGTGACAATATTTTGCTCCCAAGGTTGAAGTATGAATTTATAAAAACAAACTACGCAGGACAACTCGGTAAAGGAACCCACTTTGGCATGGATTGTTTGAAAGAACACATGCTTGAATTTTATAATCAGCACGGTCTTGACGGTTGGATTTTGAAATGTGATATTAAAAAATTTTTCTATCAGATAGATCATGAAGTGTTGAAAGATATAGTCGATTACTATTTTGATAACGAATACACGAAATGGCTGAATCATCTATACATTGACAGCACTGCTGGTTTAGGACTGCCGCTTGGTAATCAAGTAGCGCAAGTATATGCGTTGCTTATGCTAAATGGGTTAGATCATTTTATAACCGGTGAGCTAGGAATCGAATTGTATGGTAGATACATGGATGATTTTTATCTGATTGCACCAAGCAAAGAATACTTGAAACATTGTCTGGATTGCATAAATCAATTTGTAGCGAGCCTGGGATTATCACTTAATGGTAAGACACAGATAGTCCCGTTTAAAAATGGAATTTTATTTACAGGTTTCCATCACTATGTAACGAAAGATGGAAAGTATATACGGAAATTGAATGGTAAAAGTAAGCGAAAGATTTATAAAAAGCTAAAAATTTGGACGAAACTTGTTAATGATGGCAAGATGGCAGAGAAAAAGTTTTATGAAAAATATGGTGCTTTGAAAAATCACATGTTGCATGGCAATTGCGTAAAATTGTGTCATTCAATGGATGTATATGTAGAGCAATTGTTAAATAAATCAAACAAAATAAGGAGAAATAAATATGATTAAGTGTGTCAAAGGATTTGTTGAAATCGATGGTTCTAGGAGTGAAGTTAGAGCTGAGACAGTAGTATTACTTAAATGTTTACGTGAATATATAAGTGAGGATGAGCTTGAAGAGGCTATTGAAAACTCAAAAAAGACTGTTGATGATCTCAAGGCAGAAGCAACAGAAACCATTGCAGAAATTATAAAAGAAGCACTACGTAGGGAGGATAAGTAGATGGAAGATAATACACAGATAGTTGCAACAGAGCAGAAGAAAGAGATAGCAACTTCAAATAAGGTGACTGATTACAGTCTTGGTATATTTGGTACATCCGATAATTTTATCATGGCTATGCAGATGGCTAAGGCATTGGCTGAGTCAACTATTGTACCACAAACATATCAGAAGAATCCGTCTAACTGCCTTATCGCTATTGAACAGGCACAGAGAATGAGGATAAGCCCTCTTATGGTCATGCAGAACCTGTACCCTATACAGGGTAGACCATCATGGAGTTCTCAGTTTCTTATCGCCCAGGTTAATAACAGCGGTAAATATGACATTGAGTTACAGTATGAGGAAACCAAAGATGCAAACGGCAAACCTTTCTCATGCACTTGTTGGACATTAAAAAAAGGCAGAAGAGTAGAGGGCATGACTGTAGATATGCAGATGGCTAAAGATGAGGGCTGGCTTGACAAAAATGGTAGCAAGTGGAAAACAATGCCACAGCTTATGCTTAGATATAGGGCGGCTTCTTTCTTTTCACGTCTTAACTGTCCTGAATTAACGATGGGATTGTATACCAAGGAAGAAGTCGAGGATGGCGACTTTAAGGAGTATACGGTTGAGGATGTATCAACACAGGTGCAGAGCGATCTTGAAAATGCAAATTCACAGGAATTTATTGATGGCGAAGAAGAACCAGAGTTTGCAAAGTAAGGAGTACATATGAGGAAAGATCGCTACGGAGAAGTGTTTTCAGGTAGAGTAAATGTAAGAGAGGAGTTTTTCAATTGAGAATAGTTTCGCAAGGTGGAACGATAGATTATCCATACGAAAATAGTATGGTATTTCTTGATCGTAGGTTCGAATACGCCGTATCAATTCAAGTGATTGGATGTAATGAAATTGAAGTACTAGGTAAGTATTCTTCAAAAGAAAAAGCAGTTAAGGCTATGGAAGAGCTAAGATACGCATATATGCGCCATAATCGTTTTATGCATGTTACTGTTCTTCCAGATTACGTTTCAGAAAAGACACTTGACAACGTGTGTGGAATATATCGTTTTCCACAGGAACATGAAGTAGAGGTATAAGCATGAAACTTAAATGCATTTCTACTGGCAGCATTGGTAATTGCTATTTACTCACAAATGCAAGTAATCAAACGCTTATCCTTGATTGTGGAGTATCAATTAAAGATATACAGAGAGGTCTTGATTACAACATTAAAGATGTCACTGGTGCCATCGTAAGTCATGCTCATGGAGATCACATCAAGGCAGCAGTTGATTTGGGAAAACTGGGTATACCGGTGTGGAAACCGTTTGAATCTGTTAGTAAGGCTGTAAAAATGGGAGAGTTTACAATTCGTTGTTTTTCTCTCCCACACAACGGCACTCCCAATTATGGCTTTTTGATCAACACTGATGGACAAAAAGTGTTGTACATGACGGATTTTGAATATTGCCCAGTTACATTTAAAAAGCAAAATATCGACCATATGCTAATTGAGTGTAATTACATCAAAGATATGGTCGATACTGATGCTCCGAATTACACTCATAAGATACTTGGTCACTGTGAATTAGCTACTTGTAAGGAATTTGTTAAAGTGAATGCTACAGATAGCCTACAGAACGTCATATTGTGCCATTTGGGCATTGATACAAGCAACGCCGACAGAATGGTTGCTGAAATATGCGAAGTAGCTAAAAACGCAAATGTGGACGTTGCAAGAGCCGGAGTGGAATGGCAGTTGAGAGCAAAGGATGAATGTCCATTTTAAGCAGAAAGGAGTACAAAAGATATGGCGAAATCAAATGATAAAGTACATGAATATAGAATGTCCGGTGCAGCTTGGTTGTTAGAGATTGTCAAGCGTGAGGGCATAGAGGAAGCAGAAAAGGAACTGGCCAAACGTAAAGCATGTTTTGTCCCACTTGAAATTCCAACGTCAAAGATGCGTGAATTTGAGGAGAAAGTCAAATGGAACACGATAGATACAGTGGTTTTGTTATCATGTGCAACATTGCACGATGAATTTGGATTTGGTCATGATAGATTATGTAGGTTCATCGAACGCTTTATGCTTAAAACTTCTTGCCTTGCTGACGAAGATGTGAAGTGGCAGGACTATATAGATACATTACAGAAAGAGGTTGGAATAACCTTTACAATTAGAGAGAATGGAGAAAAATAGTATGAACAAAGTAATTATGATGGGTAGGCTTACCCGTGATCCAGAAATCAGATATTCACAGAATGGCGATCAGATGTGTATAGCTAGATATACATTGGCTGTAGATCGTAAATTTAAGAAACAGGGCGATGGGCAGACAGCAGATTTTATCAACTGCATTGCATTTGGCAAGAGCGCTGAGTTTACAGAGAAGTACCTTAAACAGGGCACTAAGATTGCTATAACAGGCAGAATCCAGACTGGTAGTTACACAAACAAGGATGGCAATAAAGTCTATACGACTGATGTTGTTGTTGAGGAACAGGAATTTTGCGAGAGTAGGAATGCGAATAACAACAATAGTCAACAGTCCAATACAGCAAATGCAAGCAATCAGCCAAGCTCTGGAAACGACTTTATGAGCATACCAGAGGGCATAGAGGACGATTTACCATTTAAGTAGGAGTGATAGCAAATGAGTCAAATTAAAGGTTATAAAGAGGAAAAAGTCGCACGAGATGCAAAGCAAGAACTTATTAGCGATTATGAATCTTGCAAGTGTGATTTAGCTGAAATCAGACAGCACGAAAAAGAAATTGCAGATATAAGACTTGATTACAATTCAAAGATAGTAAAGTACAGGAGGGAAAGCGTAAACAGAGTTCTTGACTTTGTAAGAAGTGAATATAGGGCAGGTAGAATCTGCGACCTTGAAATACTATTGTGTCACTGTCAAAACAAGCTAAATGGAAATATTGACGGAATAGAATTAGACCTTGATGAGCATTTAAGAGGAGTTCCTTTTGAGAAAGTGGGTGAGGACAAATGGGAGCAAGAAAAGGAATAAACTTAAAGCGCGTGAAGAATCAACTTGAATTACTTGAAGGTATACTTGGGCAGGATGCTACATCGAGACGTAAGAACATATCAAGCAGGCGTGCATTAAGAATCGCTCAAGCGTGTGTTGATAAGCAGATATCAAAGCCGCTGGAGTCATGGGGCGCATATCAGTGTTGCCCTAGCTGCGGAGTGGCATATATATATTTTGATAATTACTGTCCGGTATGTGGGCAGAAAATTGAACGGTAGGAGGTGGAAAACAATGGAAAAGCTAACAAACGGCGATAAAGAGATACCGACATTATTTGATAATGCCGAATACTGGCTACAGATGTACTTTAAATTAAAAGATTATGAGAACTTAGAGGAACAGGGAAGACTTATCAAGTTGCCTTGTAAGGTGGGAGATACCGTTTATCTGATTGATAGGGATGAAAATAATAAGTTCAAAGTATACGAGGGAAAATGGAAACGGGTGTCCCTTGTTCAAGCATCAAAGGATGGTTCATTTAATCTTCGTGGAGAAATTTCTTACGACATATATGATTGCTTTTACGATGATGGAAGAATAATGAAGCATGGAATGTATGTCGGACAGGAACATACGAAAATTGGAGAAGTCGTCTTTCTCACAAAATCAGAAGCCGAAGCAAAACTGAAAGAATTGGTGGAGGTGTAAATATGGCAAAGTTTGATAAGATTACAAACTGCCGCACTTGCAAGTATGGCTATTTTGAGGATGTGTCCGATTTTGGGCATCACAATCTGTGTGGGAGAAGAAACTGCTATCTATGTGCCGCAGATTATGGCGAATGTGCTGATTACGAAAGAGGGACACCGCCGAAGGGGAAGGAGGAATTATAATCATGGGAATGACGGAGCGTGAAGTTATCTCAAAATTAAAGCCTTGTCCGTTTTGCGGTGGGAAAGCAAAATTGAATTACGAGCGTATACCTAGTGAAAATAAAGGATTTTGGGCGCAGATTATTTGTTGTAATTGTCACGGAAGAAGCGGTGGAACATGGGCGGGTTCTTATAATGCCGCAGAGAGAAAAGAAGTTAAAGCATGGAACAGGAGGGTAAACGATGAGACCGATTGATGCAGATAAAGTGATAGATCATCTTGAAAAAGTAAAAAAGGAGAGCCGTAGCTTGGTTGATGTTGCACATATCATAGGGTTTCAAAGTGTAATAGATGCACAGCCGACCGCCTACGACGTGGACAAGGTTGTTTCAGAGCTGCAGGACAAGTCGTTTGAAAGGTACGGCAATCAGGGTATGGGCGGAGAGCTGGTGATAAGCCTTGATGATGCCGTGGAGATCGTGAAGAGAGGTGGAAAGAACGAGTAAGCTAAATTACAAAAAAATATATGCTATAGAAAAATCCAACCGTGAAAGGCTTTTGAAAGTTAATCCAAACCTTGATGACAAGAGTGGTATATACTTTCTCACCCGGACGGATGAGGATGGCATATCTTACTTTTACATAGGTCAGGCTGTGAAAATCTTGCAGCGGATGTGCAGCCACCTTACCGGGTATCAGCACATAGACCTATCATTGAAAAAACGAGGGTTTTACAGTGTGGATAACCCATATGGATGGCAGATTAATTTTATTCATTACCCCAAAGATGAACTAGATCAGATGGAGCAGTATTGGATATTGCAGTACACGAAGAAAGGCTACCAGTGTCGTTACAACAAGACAGCTGGCGGTCAAGGTGAAGGCAAGGAGAAGATAAATGAATTCAAACCATCTAGGGGCTATCGCGATGGTTTAGAGCAAGGTAGAAAGAACCTTGCAAGGGAATTATCCTCTATTGCAGATAAACACCTTAAAATCGAATTGAGAGCGGATAAGGTAAACAATAAGGTGTCACAGAAACAGTATGAGAAGTTTATGGATTTGTTGAAAGTGGGTGATTCAGAATAATGAACGAGTATGGTCAGTTTGACATATTTGACTATATTTCAGAACCAGTTACCATAAAAAAGCCTATTCGATTGATAGAGTTATTTGCCGGCTACGGAAGTCAGGCAATGGCGCTTAAAAGAATAGGTGCAAAATTTGAACACTATAGGGTGGTGGAATTTGATAAATATGCTATTGCAAGCTATAACGCAGTACATGGTACAGATTTTCCAACAATGGATATAACTAAGGTTCATGCAGAAGACTTGAATATTTGCGACACAGAAACCTTTACTTACTTACTTACTCATTTCCTTGTACGGATTTATCAGTTGCCGGAAAGCAAGCCGGAATGTCTAAGGGAAGTGGCACAAGAAGTGGTCTGTTGTGGGAAGTTGAAAGAATACTAACTGAAATCAGAGATAGCAACGGAGAATTACCACAGATTTTATTCATGGAGAATGTGCCACAAGTACACGGTAAGAAAAACATCAATGATTTCGAAAAGTGGTTGGAATTTTTGGAAAGTTTAGGTTACACAAATTATTGGCAAGATTTGAATGCTAAAAATTATGGAGTGGCACAGAACAGAAACAGGTGTTTTATGTTTTCATTCTTAGGGAATTATTCATATAATTTTCCGAAACCTATACCTCTCAAAAAGAAGTTGAAAGACTATCTTGAGGATAATGTAGATGAAAAGTATTACATCAACAATGAAAAGGCTGACAAGCTTATAAAACAGCTTATTGACAACGGCACATTACCACAACACAATCTTAACAGACAGACAGACAGACAGACAGACAGACAGACAGACAGACAGACAGACTTGCGTTGACGGAACAATCAATAAGCCACAACAGAGAAAAGTTGCAAACTGTATTAAGGCAAGATATGACTGCGGAATATCAAACTTGCGGTCGGACGGAAACTTGGTTGTTAAAGGATATGGGAGAGACGGCAGACAAACAGATTGATGTAGCCGTAACTCTTAGGGCAAGAGATTATAAAGGACCAAATAACTACGGAACGAATGGAGTGATTGAATGGAAGTAATAGGAAGTGTATATGCAGAAGTTTCAGACAGATTTCAAAAAGGCATTATCGGGGGGGGGG